CAATCATCTTATCAGTGTTGTGTGATTTGTTGCTTTCCACCATCTGCTGTTTCTGTAAAGCTGCAGTCTCTTTAGATACTTGATTCTCTCTTTCGAGTTGCATCTCAATAGCTCTAAGTTGTAACTCTTCAGCCTTAGCTTGGGCCTTCTGTTGAAGTTCTGCAGCCTTAAGCTCTTGAGTCTGCTGATGCATAGCCATCTGACCCTCAATCTGAAGTTGAGTAGCTTGCAGACCTGTCTGACTCTTCTGCTGTTCAATCTGCATCTGCTGCTGTGACTGCTGAGCTTGCTGAGCCTTAGACTCTTCTTGTTTCTTTCTAAGTTCTATTCTACTTGGGATGATATCAGCACCAAGTCCAAGAGTCTTAGCCATCTCTCTGAGGATATCAGCAACCCCTTCCATCCCTACAATACTAAGATAATTAGGATTAGCAAGAATCTGAAGGAACTCATTCCTTCGCATCTCACTAGCACCTTTAAGGGTAAGGATCTCTGAGCCTTTAGGTACTACATTAACGTCTCCAGTAAACTTAATATTATCATTACTAATAACATTCCAGTAGAACTGGTACTCAATTCTAGGTTTAATGAGTCCAAAGTCTATATTCCTTACAGAATCTTTTATCCCTTTAGCTGCTGAGTCAAGTAACATAGATAACCCAGAAGCTGTCTGAGTTGCGCCCCCTGTGTTATGTGTAGGTATGAAGTTGCCACACAAGAACAAATGATCTTTAGAGTCTACCTTTATACAAGTTGCAGTATGAGAACCAACATATTCAACTCCAGTTATGTAAGTGTTTACATACCTAGTTCTTGCTATACGTCTATTCTCTTTTCTTTTTATCTTAAATATTGGAACTGTAAGATCATTATACTGGAATGTAACCTTATAAGAGGGTTTGTATCCAGCCTTTTTATTAACTGAAAATCCCTGAGTTATACCACCAAGAGACTTCACAAGTTGAATAAAATTGTCTCTAAGTTTCTTTGATGATGTAGTGAATATTAATCTTCCATTTTCTCCACAACACCCATCAGTATCCATAAGTCCACGTAGAACTTCTAGTCTAGTCCTCTCAGAGTTATACAGGTAATGTATTGGAATGAACTTATCAAAAGATCCTTTATCCCATACATCTGTTTTCTTGAGATCTGTTATCAGCCCTCTGCAATTATGATGAACACCATCAGGACCAAATGTAGTTTCATAAGGGATGTGGTCAAAGATTTCTAAATCTATACCTGAGATTTTTCCAGTCCCTTTACACCCATCCCCGAGCCACACTCCCATAGTATATGGATCTACAGGAACATACCAGTTTATGTAGACTACACTTTTGATATTTGGTATCTTAAATTTTGGTCTATACTTATCTCCATCTTTCCTATAGATACCTTCATCAAGTATTTGCTCTAAGCTCTTAGTCGTGAAGATGTCGTTGGTAGCTACATCCCATAGATGATCCATAGTGCAATCAACATGAGTGTTGTTAGAAAAACGTACTCTAAAGATATCGCAAGTTCCTTGTGGATATACTCCCTTTACTTGGGAGATACCCCCGTAAGTATTGCATACTTCCATCCCAACTTCGAGGTTGCTTATCTTTACATGGCCGAACGGAGTGACGACAGTCTCGTAGTCAGCCAAACTTCTCTCATTGCCGTAAGCATATCGAGGAATACCAGTAGCATCATCTGCTCTGATCTCAAACTCCTTATAGACTGCTAGCAACTCTTGTGCATTACTTGTAGGTTGCCAGAAAGTTATAGCTCTGCCACCAGCCCCTGAAGGGTCTGATGTAAGTTGCCAAACATGAAAAGGAGTTATATCATCTATCTCAGAGTCATCTGCAAGTCTATCTACATACACCTCTATCTGAGGCCCTGAAGCAACTGCCATATTATTAGCAAGTGCTCTAGCAGTAGCATTACACATCCTCTGAATATCTCTCATAAGCTCTGGCAGGGATCTTCCCCAAAAAGAACCGGGGATGTTCTGCCAGGATGCTTTATAATAAGGTCTCCTCAAGAGCGGATCAGCATTAAGTACACACTTAATAACTTCACCACCTGCAAGAATAGCCTCTACTTCAAACTCTCTATCCTCATCAATACCTATTTTATCTTCTTCAAATCCCCAATCAGAGAGTAACTTCCACCCTATAGACCCATGGAAGTGTACACCATGGATGATATTCTTTGAGGCTCTGAAGGTATCTCCACGATACTCCTCAATTACCTTTTCTGATTCTATAGATGAGTCAAGTTCTTCTCCTGTATATCCACTCTTAAAGTCTTCTAAGATCTTTCTAATGTTTTCTTCTTTATAATTAGGAACCCCTATAAGGTTGTACAAAGATTTTCTATCAAATCTGACATGCTCACAAAGATCTCCTTCTTGAATACTAGTTGCATTAGCACTAGGATAGATATCAAGTGGAGATACTCTCTTATTTAAGAAAACAAAATCTTCAATCTCTTCTACTTCACCATCTTTATAAGTAAGTCTCTTCTTCTTCGAGATTACAGGAGCCTTCATTATAGCTACCTGGAATACACAAAAGTCTTCAATAAACTCAGAGAATGCTTTCTCCCATTCCCCCTCTTGAAGTTGATCAGCTACAATCTTCTCATACTTCTTAACTTCAGTAAGAGCTACCTTATATATCTCATCTGCTATAGCTTCTTCAATATCTCTTTTAAGTTGATTAACTTCCTGCATCTTCTGTGCAGCATTCATAACAGCAGGTTGATTTGGTTGCTGCTGTTGTTCTCCTTCTACAGGTGCAGGTGTCTCTACAAGCTTATTGATTTGATCTTCTATCTGTGCTCTAATCTCTACAGGTAACTCAGGAACATCTGTAGGGTAGAGACCCCATGCATATTCCTTAGCTGGCATCATAATATCTCTGAGCCATGACATAGCTGCCCTACACTTTGTAGGTGTAAGGTTCATGTAGATCTCAGAGCCACCAGTTTCTTGTATCCTAGCAAGATCTTCAGGATCGTAGTGCCCATTATAAGCTCTGAGAGACTGAAGCATCTTCTCTTCAATACCAGAAGATCTACGAGTATCTTGATTCTCTCTGAAGACTTCCATGATATAAGAAGCTAAAGATGAATACTCTTCTTTCTCTTCTAGATAATCATCAGGATCTTCAATAGCTTTAGCATATAAATCTTCTATTTCTTGCACCTTATCTGCTGGTGCTATAAATACTCCAGGTCTGTCATGGTAACTATCCATCTTATACCCATAAGGTTCTAGTGCGTTTTATAGGTCTTTTAAATGCCCTCTTATGCTTTACATCTCTGATAGATTCAAAGAAGGTGAATGCAAGGGAATCTGCTAGATCAGGTGAAGGGTATCCAAGCCTCTTTAAATCTTTCTTAGATAAGAGTTGGATCTGCATTTTATTGTTGTAACCATACTCCATTGATGTAAGTTGAGATGGTAAGTTAATATCTTTCTCCCGAGTCTCTGCTGGGAGATCTGCACCATTCTCTAACCACTCTCTCATCTTACCCCATAACTGGGATCTAAGATTAGCATATCTCTCAGGTTCTGTAGATTTATTACTGACTACTACATCCTTTATAGGTAACTTAAGATCCCTACACCTGTCAGCAGTTCCAGCCCCTACCCCTATAGAGTCTATATAGATACCAGCACAATTATGGATTGAGTTAAACTCTGCTACCTTAGTAGCAACCTCCATGGTATCAAGACCTTTGTAAAGTTTATAGTCTAACATCTTAGGACCTTGGCGAACTACTAGGGCTGTAAGGTCATCACCAAATCTAGCTACATCTACTCCCATCACTTTAGGGAACTGATGGTAACTTCTATAATCTAGTTTGTTTCTTAATGCTTCCTCTACCGTGTCTGCTGAGATAAACTGAGATACACCAACTCTAGGGAACTGACCAAGAACTCGCATTCTATATAGGTCACTGTCTACCCCGTAGGTATCTTCCATCTCCTTGATCCAATCTTCATTAACATTCGGTGAGTCAAAAGCACTAAAGTAAAGCTTCTTCCAAGAACCTAGTTCCCTATTAAAGATCTCAAAGAACCTACCAGAAGACCTGACAGGGTTAGATACTAAGATAAATCTACCACCCTTACCAGTACTTAAAGTACCTAGTAAGATATCAAAAGCATCTTCAGGGATACCAGAACTTTCATCTCCTATGATGATATAGTTACTAGCATGTCCACCTGCAAGACTCTCTTTATTCTCTGCAGATGCTGTAACTAATGAAGCAAATTGAACATATGTCTTAGCTTTATATTCAACTTTCCTTAATGTAAGTTCAAAGAGATCTTGGAACTGCTTGGGCATTCTACGATACCACTTCTCTAGTTCATTTCTAAAGACACGCTCTAAGTGATTCGATGTAGGTGCTGTTATAAGTATACGACAATCTGGAAGAGTTATAAGATACAATAAAGTCATCATACAAAGTACTGCAGTCTTACCACTACCAGTGCAAGAAGATACAGCTACACGAGCTGCTTGATCCATAGAGAGTCTTACTAGCTCCTGTTGCTGACCAGTAAGAGTTATATCAAATAAGCTTTCTATTCCTAGAACATTATCTTTACTCCACAGGTCTACTAGGTCCTCGAACTGCTCTTGAGTTAATAAAGACATAAGTTACATACTATCCTCTTGTTCTATTAGAGTACCTTTAGCCTCTTTAGCTCTCTTCAAGATCTTATCAATAGCACTATCACCATCAAGACCTTCTATTGATATATTATCTTGAAAGGCAGCAAAGGTTCTTCCTAATTCTGAGATAGCTTTAAGTTGTGTCATAGCAGCTCTCTCACCTTCAAGGTTCTTAACCTTCTCCATGACTGCAAGGAGTTGAGACTGAATGAACCCTTTACCATCTACTATAGTCTTTAACTTATCTTGTTGTATCTTCTGCAAGTATGCAGCTACATTAGGTTTCCTTTTGAGATAAAAGGCTCTAAGGTGCATAGCTTGCTTATATTGCTCTCTATCCTTCTGATCTTTAGTCCTTTTAAGTCCTGCATCAAGCTTAGATTCTATTATAGCTTTGATGTCATCTCCATCATAGTTCATCAACTCACAGAAGATAACCTCATTATCAGAGAGGACAAGGCTATCAGGTTCAGAAAGAAGAGATAAGAACTCTTTATTGATCTTCTCAGGGTCTAGAACATCCATCTTAAAGGACTGATAGAGGGTAGGTTGCTGTGAGAGAAGGACTCTAGTCTCTCTTACATTGGATAAAGCCTTATGATGTCTAGTGATTATTAACTCTATGTTATTTGTAGTGGTCTTATACTTGTCTGCAAGGGCCTGTGTAGTCATACCAGAGTAGATATAGTCATCTATAATGTCATATTTACTTTCTTTAGTGATATTATCTACTTGCTTGCGTATAATGGTTTTAGTTTCCATAGGAGACCCCAGTGATTTATTGTGTAACTTAATGAATTTGTAGTATATATACCCCTTGTAGTGTTCTTTTAGACCCTATATGGGCAGGATTGTTGAGATTTTGGCAAGGATCTTAAAGGAGTCTGAAGGGGAAGGATTTTAGGGGCTTGTAGCGACTGAGAGACCATCCCCTGAGCGCAGCGAGGGGGCTTCGATCCCCTTCAAGGGTGCTGCCCCCTCTGTAAGGGAAACTCCCCACCCCTGGCAAAGTGCTCCAAAATCTATAAGGGGCAAGGGATTCGGCCTCTCAGACTCCCCAAGATGCTGGTTAGCATCGCTGTCAACCTTCCATGGTGGCTAGCGTCTCGCAAGAGGTCCCCTAGCCGTGAAGGTGAGTATCCGAGCCTGTAACCTGATACCGCAACAGGGACGCAGAACGGCCTAAAGGCAACGGATAGCAGATAAACGAGTATCTTCTAGACTCCTTCAGGAAACCGGGAAACCGCTGTTGAATCCTGATCATAGTAAGAAAATGAAAGACAAGCTGTATCGCCATGAGAAATCAGAAAGATATACCACGTTGACTGGCGTGACATGGGATACAGTAGATTTACTAGTAGCTTGCAAGGTTCTGGCTTGTGTTAGTAGAACCTTGTGACGTAGTAGTAAATCAGTAAGATCAACCTTAAACCGGAGGTTTTACCTCCTACAGGAGCCTAGAAAACCATGAGTATCCCATTTGAAGGATTAGTTAGATTTCAGTTAACCAACGACAACGAGTATTGGTCACAGCTTCAAGAAGCTACAAGGCTTCACCTTACAGCCCGTGATAGGTACGAGGACCTGTTAGCTTTTTGCAAAAAGAAAGGTGTCAAGTTCGTTGATATTAAGAGACACCTTCTCAACGAAGCAAAGAAATGCGGATTGTATACCAGGAGCATGTGGAGCGATAAAGAAAAAGCTATGGTCTTCAGGACATGGAGTGATCTTCTCCAATGTAAGTATTCTTGGGTAATCAGCCTTAATAACTTTATAACCTATATTAAGAAATATAAGGATTATGATGTAAGGGCTGGTAGAGTAGCTAAAAAGAACCCTGTAGCCAGTAAGACTACAACGATTCGTAGAACCACTGATCAGGCTGGTAACAAGTCTGAAGTCAAAACAGAAACCATTGAGACAGTAGAGCCTGTAAAGAACCTTTCCCCTTCAGCACCTACTAGTATTCCAACAGGTTCTATTGTGGCTCCTGTCAGCCAGGATCTAACAGAGCTTCAACGTGTAACCTTGATCCTTCAGAACCTTGATCTCCTAGGTAAGGTCTGTCAAGAGAAGGGAGCCGTAAAGGAATTCAACACCTTAATGGCAGCTCTCGGATCGGTTGAGTTTATTATTGAAGCTTAATACCGTCTTTTAGCCTTGTAGAGTTCTTGAAGGATTCTACAAGGCTTGAAGATGTTATTAACCCTTTCACTTAATGGAGATAATCAAATGAAAGTAATAAGAATCTCAAAAGATGCTAAGATTGTAAGACGGTTAGAAAGGTATGAGAAATCAATTAAAGCTGATCAGTATCTTTCAGCCTTGCAGCTTCCTTCAGTCTCTCTTCGAAGAGAGATGACCAGGAAGTCTAACTTAATCTTATAACCTATAAGGTAATCCAGTGATAAAAGAACTCTGTTGTGGCTTTATATTTGCTTTAATAGCTACAAGTCTTATATTATCCTTTATCTTCTTTTTAGGAGTTACAATGGATAAAACATCCTGTAGCTCCTATGGGGAAGTTACAAACACTAAAACCCATTATGATATCTTCAGTGGCTGTTATATCAAGAAAGGATATGATTGGTATCTTTTAGACTCTTTTAGGGTGGAGGAACCAAAATGAACTTTATAGAGATAGATGAAAACATTAAGGTTAATGTAAGATCTGTAGAGTCTTTAACCCTTATAGACAACATAGTAGTCATTCAGTTTACTGATAAGTCTATAAGGAAAAGAGAGTTCTATGATGTACAAGAAGCTAGATATTACTTTAACTCTATTCAGTAACCTGAAGGAGTTACACAATTAAAAGGAGATAATAACATGGAAAGTAAATGTAAGGTAATAGGAGCTGTAGCCTTTCCCCTTAAAGAATCCTTCAAGGTGGTTAAGAGTTATAAGAAATCATTAAAAACTAAATTAGGTCCTTTACTCTTTAAGGCTTATGTTGCTAAGAGTATTCAAAAGTAATATAAAACGCTATCTTACAGCACCTACCATGATCATATAATTATACAGTTGTGTAACTTTCTTTTACTTCTGTATAAGCTATATAGATCTGGTAGGTCCTGTAAGCCACTTAGATTCTAATACATCTTATAGACTCTATAGGATATATTAGCACCTAATTGGTTTCTATCAGGTGTATAAGGATTCTTTAAGGTACTTCACATTCTTATATCACCTGATAGGTGCTATTAGCCCTTATAGTATCCTTTCTTAATGGATGAAAAGGGTTATCCTTTATACATCTAATAGTAGCCTATCAGGTGTATAAGAGTTCTTTAAGGTACTTCACATTCTTATAGAACTCTGATAGCATCTTATTAGAACCTATAGTCCTTATAGTACTATTAGACCCTAAAAGGATAAACTGTAGTTTATATACCATTCACTGTGCTTAACTCAAGGAGGTTTAGCTAAATAGCTTATGCTAGATTTCTACGTAAGTGAGAACGCTGTAGGATGTGAACCTCCTTGGAATTGTGAAGAATCTGTATTAGCTTCAAGATACTTCTGGAGCAGAATGATTTATTGCTCTGAAGAGTCTACATTTGGTAATAAATACTCATTGTATCAAAGGTTAGGATTTGCTACGGGTGGATTAATACATGAAAGTAATCTAATTAAGTTATTAGTAAAAAGGAGACTGTAATGAACAGTACTAAAAAAGAGGTTATATCAAAAGAGAAAGAAATAGAATATCCAGTCTTAATGAAATCAAAATACTCAGATTTTGTTATATTACTTGTAACTCCTAAAGTCGGAACTGTAGTATGGTCAAATGACTATTCATATGAAGTAGGGTATTGGTCATCCTCTTGGATTAAAGATTCCTTTGATTATTATGATGGAAAGATACTCTTAGAGAACTAAATGAAAACATTTATTAAAAATAACTGGCATTGGTTGTGGAGAATACCTGTAAACTTTTTTACTATTTTATCTGGGAGAATTCCAATATGGCTATTAGTAGCTTGTATCTTTATTTTTATGATTGATTTAATTATTCTAGGAATAAGACTTCAAGAGGAGTTTTAATATGTGCACCTGTAAGAGTGGTTCGATGTGTTCTCGAAAGCATACCATCCTAATCAATGGTATTCCTCAAGTAATCTTCAAGAGTAAGAAGGAGGCTATTGAGTTCTGTAAATCAGTCAAGAAAGATCCTAAGACTCCTGAAGAGTGGATCTTTGAAATCTCATGTAGCTGTGGAACCATTAAGATTGAATAATGGCTATAGTAATCTTTAAGGATGTAGAAAGAATCATTCAGGAGGATGGAGACCAAATACGTCTATTTCCTAATGGTGGTTTTTTTGATTCTAGAGTTCAGGATATTTTAACTTCTGAAATGAAAAGGCTTCTAACCAATAATAGAAGAAGATTCTCTAAATATAAAAGAACTAGTGATAACTTTAATCCACCTAAGAAATTCTGTATTAATAATGAAGATTGGGACTGGTATGGTCTTTGGGTGAAGATGTACATACCAGATAACTTCAAGGTGAAGAGGATACTATAATGAGAAAAGGAGAACTGTTAGAAGAAGTATTAAGAGCCTCTGGTGCTACTTTCATCGAACGTGGCTCTGGATATAATGAATACAGATTAGGTTCTAATATTGTCTTCTGGAATGAATTTCCAGAACTCTTCATAGGATTTAGATTAAACGGTAAAGAGATAAATGAACTTGACCTTATAGATTTTATAAGATCTTATAAGGTCAATAGAAGGTTTGTAAAAGATAATAACGACACCCTTGTAGAGGTTCCTGAAGGACTACCACTCTGTAAGAACTGTAAGTTCTATAATTCAGTAGGCTTTACTACGTTTTGTAGTTCTGATACGTACAATACAGTAATTGATCCTGTCAATGGAACTAATCAGACCTTTAAGGCTAATTGTTTAGCTTGTAGGCTTGATATCAATATTAACGGTTGTGGTATCTTCGGGGATAGATATGAGAAAGGTTAAATATAGTGGAAGAAGAGTGGTTTGAATGAAGTATTGGATAAAGCAGTTCTCGACTTTATCTATTTATAAGTCAAGAAGTATAGCGTTTAGTAGGCTTAATTTCTTTGAGCCATTTATCCAACTATCTATTAAAAGGAGATTGTAATGACTATTAAGGGACAAGATAAACTAGAACGATAATATAGGGTCTACAATCCATTTTCATAAGAAAACAAGTTACCCTACAGGCTATCTACAGAAAATCAAATGTAGGTGCCTTGTAGGGTCTAGAAGGGGGTATTTATAATGAAACCTATAAGAATCTTACGGTATGGCCCTTCAGACAGCCTTAATAGACTTGTAGATTCTCTCAGAGAGTCTGAAGTTGATGTTAAGAAACTAAAGATGATCAACAGCTCTTACAGGGGATCTATTGATCATTTCATATTTAATTGGGGATCTTCAAGCTATAGAAATATAGCTAGTTGTAATATCTTCAATAGACCATCTGCTGTTGCTATTGCAGCTAACAAGCTGGATACATACTATACCTTGGAAAGAGCTGGACTTAATAATGTCCTTCCAGTGTGGTTTACTGATCCTGATTTAGCTAAGCATTACACTAAGAATGGATGTAAGGTATACTGTCGTACTACTCTTACTGGGTCTCAAGGGGAAGGGATTATAGTATCTACTGAACCTTCTGAAGTGGTTCATGCTTCTCTCTACACCCTTCAGGCCCCTGTATGTAGGGAAGTGAGAGTACATGTGTTTGCTGATGAAGTTATCTATTGTACAGAGAAACGTAAGATGAACTCTGAAAGGCTGGAAGAGGAATCTATTGAGTTCTCAAGGGATGTTCGTAACCTTGAGAATGGATGGGTATTCTGCCAAACAGAAGTACCTGAATCAGTGCAAAGTGTTGCAATTGATGTAGTAGAAAGGCTTGGTTTAGACTTCGGTGCTGTAGATATTGGTCTCTCTCACAGGAATGAACCTTTCATCTTTGAGGTTAATACAGCACCTGGATTGGAAGGAACTACACTGACTGCTTACAGGGATGCTATCATTGCACAACTATGTTAGAGTTCCTTTTAGGTACAGAGATTAATTACGCCTGGAGAAGAGGAATCTTATGGTATTCTCCAACCACAAATATGTATGGGTGTTATTCCTTTAATCACCCAAAGCGTTATGTAAGGGAAATGTTTAATGGTGACTACCCACGTGGGAGAACTCTATTAAAGGTGAAGAGGAGACTATAAGGTATCTACAATCCATTTTCCATTAAAGATGAGTTACCCTACACACCTATACCTAAAGATTAAACCTAGGGGCCTTCTAGCCCCTTCTAAAGCGAAATAAAGTGGAGCTTTTACTTCTAGGAGGTATTTCATGTGACATATTGGATACAAGTATGGTCTAGTAGAGATTATCTAGGAGATTCAAGAAGTATTGTAGTCTCTTATAGAGGTATGTATTTTCCTCCTTTCATACAACTGAAGGTTAAAAGGAGACTGTAAGGTGGTAGAGTTCTCCTTAACCTATAAGGATGATGATGGTTGGTTTCAATTTGTAAGGAGTATAAACTATACTAAAGAAGATATATTTTACTATTTCTATAAGGATGGAGGTCGTATAAGAAGTATACATGATTATAATTATTATGATTTAGAAAAACCACTAACTAAAAGGAACCTAACTATGCCTACTCAAACTGAGTGTTTGTGTGTTAACTGTCATGAGAATATTACTGATCCTGATTTCAGAGTGGTACTCTACCAGGAAGAGTATCCTGAGATTGAGATTGGTCCTTACTGTGAACAATGCCTTGCAAGAGTTAAGATCTGTAGTGGGTGTCAGAAACCTGCTATGATAGATACTGTAACTCATGTAGGTAGTGGGTTGCATTACTGTTCTGAGTGTGTAAAAAACCTTGAGATCTGTAGTCACTGTGGATCTCAGGTAAGTGGTGGTACTACTGTTATAAATGGAAAGAAGGTATGTAACTCCTGTAGGGAGTCTTACTATTTCTTGTGTAAGAGTTGTAATACCTATCACCACCAGTATGGCTCAGTATCTCATAATTCCTTTGAGGGTCTTCAAAGAGCTGGTATGTTCAAGAAGTATGGGAATCTTGTATGTAAAGAGTGCTTTGAAAGACGTAAGCCATTCTACAAGAAATATGAAGTATCTACCTGTAGTCACTGTGAAAGATACTTTACTATCACTGACCCCTCCCAGACAGAGTTCTGTCAGAGCTGTTATGATGGTTTTGATACTTGCAGTATCTGTGGTGATAAAAATCCACATGTTCATGCAGCAAGGGTTGAAGGTGAAGGACTTTTTATCTGCAAGAGTTGTATTAAGAAGTATAACAAATGCGATCACTGTAATCGCTTGACAAAAGATAAACTTCATGTTATAAAAGGTAGAACAAATACCTATACTGTATGCTCTGAGTGCCACTCTTTTTATCGTATCTGTAAGGTTTGTGGATCATTTACAAGTAATGAAAGTTGTGTCTGTAATACTTGTGATAATACCTACGTAAATAATATCTGTGAGGTTTGTGGGAGAATTAAGGACGGTTCAGGAAACTGTAGGGTCTGTCATGAATCCTTCATCTACAGGTACTCTGAGAAACCTCCATTGTTCTTCAATGTATCAAAAAAGGATAAGACCAAGGATATCTTCTTTGGCTTCGAGAATGAAACTACCTATGGAGACTCTTACACTGATAAGAATATTGCCCTTAAAGAAATCTATAAGGTGTATGATCCTACCATCCTCCTGTGTAAGAGTGATGGGTCTATCAGGGGTGAAGGGTTTGAGATAGTTACACAACCAATGACCTATCAGTTCTTTAATGATACTTCATGGGCTGGTCTCTTCCAGGATGGTATTAAGAAGAGTAAGTCATGTGGACTTCATGTTCATGTAGAACGTCATGCATTCTTATCTGATATACATCTCTATAAGGTGTGTAATTTTATCTATGAAAATAAACTGTTTATCAAATATATAGTAGGTCGTGATAGTAATGAATACTGTAAGGACTTTAGGTATAAAGTATCTACAGAGATTAAAAATGCTAAGATGAAGAGAACTGAAAGGCATCAAGCAGTTAACTTCAATAACAGTAATACTATTGAATTCCGCATGTTTGCTGGATGTACTACAGAGAAGGAACTTAGATATAAGATTGAGTTTCTTCATGCTCTTGTAACCTACCAGAAGACTACACCTATCAGTACCTGCAAGGATCTTCTTCTCTTCAAGGAATATGTCAGAGAGAATGAGAAGACTTATTCTAACCTGTTTGTAAAGGTGAAGAGGTATGCCTTGCCGAGGATGTAACCAATCAGGAACTAGTATTTCTGATTATAATAGTGAAGTAGAGACCTATGGAATCATTTTGTATAATCACTTTAAAGAGATACGGAATGATATCTATTTATCCTGTCAGCAGTGTTATGAAGATGACCTCCCAAGTAAAACAACTCTTGGTCTATTAATCAAAAGGAGACTTTAATATATGTGCATAGCTATTTATAAGCCTGTAGGAAAAGAACTCTCTGAGGCTGTACTTAAAACCTGCTTCAATAATAATAATGATGGAGCAGGGTTCGCTTATATTTCAACGGATTATCACGGTGTTAAGAGGGTAAAGTTAAAGAAGTTTATGAAGTTTGATCAGTTCTATACAGCCTATAAGAGGGCTACTGATACAGCCCCTGACAGCCCCTTCATTATTCACTTTAGAATTGGTACACATGGTGAGAAGACAGTATACAACTGTCATCCTTTCTATGTGGATAAGAACCTTGTATTCATCCATAATGGTATCATCTCAGGTGTTGGTACCGACGTTAAGAAGTCAGATACACAACTCTTTAATGATAAGATCTTGAAGAAGCTACCAAAAGGATGGGAATCTAATGAAGCTATCCAAGAGTTGATAGCTGATTATATTGGTTACTCTAAGCTCATCTTCCTAAATGTATTAGGTGAAGTGTATATTGTAAATGAGAAGAAAGGTAACTGGAATGATGGTATTTGGTTTAGTAATGAGTCCTACAAGGAGAGGACATATACACCACATACTACTTATAGCTCTGGAAGATATCCAGTAACTACATACAGAAATAAATGGTGGGAAGTTTCCTTCCACACGGTAGAGACCTGTGATTTCTGTAATGGTGCTAAACCTCTCAGGTCTCTCACAGTCTATAAGGATATAGATAATCCTCTTGATGTTATCTTCATATGCAATCAGTGTCATAAAGAAGTAACTGATAATTGTATTCTTAGTGCTAATGAAATGATTCCTTTGTATAAGTACATAGAGGAAGAGAATAAGCGTCTTGCAATTGTGCATGACAAAAGTATCTTTACAGATGAACAAACCTATATGATGTAACCTCTATGAGAATCTTTGCTATTAGAGTTCCTCATAGTTGCCTAGAAGAGATATATGAAAACTATAGAAGTATATACATAAGTAGACCAAATAATAATTCTAACTATGTATGGCATGGTAGCTTTAGGTCCTGTTGTCAGACAAGAAAAACAAAAAGACTATTAGTTAGAAGGTTATATAATGAATAGAGAATTCTATATTCGAGTAAGAGGTTCAGACGAATATTACCCTGGAAGAGTGCGGAGTATATACTGTACAGGGAGAGACGGTCTTAATAGAAATAGTGTAGAGAATATATATCATGGTTCTTTTTGTTCTATTAGTGGTAAACTTATCAAGAAACTAAAGGTGAAATGAATAATAGAGAGTGTCCTAAGTGCAGGGATGTTGGTAGAGATAAGACAGGTGATCACTTATGGCTCATGCGTGACGGAAAGACATGGTGCTGTCTGAAACCCTACCATCCTCCCTACTACGAAAGAGATAACGAGGAATGTGAGGCTCCTGAAGAAATGCAAATACAACTAGAAGATGTAAAAACTTTACCATGCTACGGAAACATAGATCGAAAGATCAGTAAGGAAACTCATCAGCACTTTAAGGTAAGGACAGAACTTAACGAGACCAACAGAACCCCCTCAGTTATATACTATCCAGAGACTTCAAGGGGAAAATTCATTGGTTATAAGCAGAGAATATTACCTAAGAGATTTGTTTCCTTACTAAAACCTGAGAGCAAGGGTTTAGTTCCTGATTTCTTTGGTCAACCTGTATGTCCTCAGACAGGGAAGAGACTTCTCATATGTGCAGGGGAGGAAGATACACTAGCTGCCTATGAGATGTTAAAGAGTAAATACCCAGAAGTTGAACCATGTGTTGTAGGATTACCAAGGGGTGAGAGTGGTACTACTACAATCTCTGAGAACCTAGAGTTCCTGAAAGGGTTTGAAGAGGTTATAATAGGTACTGATATGGATGAAGCTGGCAGGAAAGCAGTCTCCTGCATAGCTCCTATTATTGGAGAGAGGGCTAGAGTTCTTGTCCTGTCAGAGAAAGATATCTCTGACATGAGGGTTAAGGGGAAAGATAAAGAGTTCATCAATGCTTTCTTCAATGCTAGAGAATATCGTCCAGTTAATGTGGTATCTGTATCTGATATCCTTGATAGAGCTATTACCCCTAGGCCTTGGGGTTTATCTTATCCCTTTCAGAAACTTACTCAGATGTCTTACGGGTTGAAGGAAGGTGGTGAGACCATCTCTATTGGTGCTGGTCCAGGGTGTGGAAAGACCACTCTAATGTATCAGATACAGCAACACTTAATGTTTGAACATAAAGAACGTATAGCTATCTTCAACCTTGAAGAGAAGGCTGAAGGTGCCTTGAATCATCTCATAGGTACTATGATGAATAAGCCTATTCATAGACCTGATTGTGTATATGATCTTGAGGAAGCTAGAAGGGCTGGTGAATTGCTTGAGGGTAAAGCAGAGTTCTATGATGGTTTCTCTGAGGATTGGAATGAAGTTGAATCTCAAGTGAGATACTTTGCTAGTAAGGGTATAAGGTTTTACTTTATTGATCCTGTATCTGCATTGGTAGAACACCTCTCCCCTTCAGATGCTAACACAGAGCTTGGTAGAATCTACAGATCTATTAGAAAGTTTAGGATGGAGCAGGGTCTTACATTCTTTATTGTCAACCACCTTAATAATCCTCAAAGTGGTAAGGATCATGGTGCTGGAGGGGATGTATATGGGTCACAGTTCTCTGGTAGTAGAGCACAATGGAAGTACTCAACAGCACTGTGGGGTCTGGTAAGGGATCAATTAGCTGATGATCCAGATGAGCGTAACAAGGTTAAGCTGTCAGTAATTAAAGACAGATTAGGTGGTAATACTGGGTATGTATACTTGAAGTATAACACAGCAACTGGTAAGCTGGAGGAAGAGTTCAATGAGGAATTTTAAATGAACTTCTATGTGTGTAGAGATTATAAAGGCTGTGTACCTAATAGGTTAGATGGAAGACCTTTCTCTAAAGCCTTCTGGTCAGGTCTTATATACACTGATAGGGGTGTTATTGATAATTATGTATCTATACTTCAGAAGCTAGGACTTTGTAGAGGGGGTATAGTGAGAGGTCACCAAATTAAACCATTAATAATTAAAAGAGTTCTATGAACTTCTATGTGTGTATAAACTCTTATGAGTGTGTAGATCCAGAGATATATGATGATGGACTTGATGCAGATACTACAGACCCTGATAGGTTCTGGTTTGAAAGACTTATCTATACAGAAACAGTAGATGAAATGTACCTCTCTATAGCTCAAAAGTTAGATAAGGTATGGGGAGGATTTGTATATGGTCATCAAGTGAGACCTCTATTAGTTAAGAGAAGGCTATGAGATTCTTTATATGTATAAGTGGGAAAGGATGTTGCAGTAGCCATAATAGTGGTCACCATTTCTTCAACAGATTAATCTACATAGAAACTCCAGATGGTGTTGACTATATATCTTTACTTCAACGTATAGATTACCATGCAGTAAGAGGTAGTGGATATGTAAGTGACTCTCAGGTGAAAGAACTAAAGGTTAAACGTGAAATCTAAAATCATCTTTGACATAGAAGGTAACAATCTACTATATGGTATCTCTAAAATATGGTGTATCTGCACCTATAATATAACCACTAGAGAAAGTCTACAGTTCTATGAAGATACCCTAGTAGATGGTCTTAAGTTGCTGCAAGATTCTGACTTGATCATTGGTCATAACATAACAGGGTTCGATCTGCCTGCTATAAAGAAACTATATCCTTGGTGGACATACAAAGATATAAGAGATACTTATGTGATGTCTAAGTTGTTTAATCCTGATAGAGCACAAGGTCATTCATTAGAATCTTATGGTGAGCAATTCAGTAGGGCAAAACCAAAGCATGAGGACTGGACTCAGTTCTCTCCAGAGATGTTATATAGGTGCTCTGAAGATGTAGAAATCAATAAGTTGACATATGAATTTCTAGTACAAAGATACTGCCAGGATTGGTCGTGGATAGAAGCTCTCAAATTAGAGCAGCAGTTCGCTATCTACCAGGCTTACCAAGAACTGGCAGGGGTTGATTTTGATGTACAAAAAGCTAAGGATCTTCTAGTCCTTATAGACTCTGAAGTTGACAAGTTAGATAAAGAGTTGTATAATAGGATACCTAAGAGGGTAAAACAAGTAGGAGCTACAGTGACTAAACCATTTAAGAAGAATGGAGAGTATACAGTACAGGTGGAGAGGTGGATACATGGAGATTGAGTTCTGGTTAGGGTATGATTTTAAGAATATATGTAATAAAAAGCTAATAAGATCTATAGGAACAAGTAGGTATTCTGACGGGGTAGTTTTTATTTATTACAGTAGCATAGACATGGTTTGTCACAGGTGTAAGCAACTAAAGGTGAAGAGATGCTATTCTATTTGAGGAAGAATCCTACAGCTAGTAATCATTTTCGATGTAGAACTATTTATAAAGGTAAGGGGGGTTTATGGTTAAAAGGTGGTGATGGAAACTTATGGGATCTTATGTCTCCACCCTTTAAGATTATGTATCAACTTAAAATCAAGAGGGTTCTGTAAGATGATAGAATTTTATATACAGAAAGTATACTTTGATAGTATTAGAACTAATGAACACACTACAAGGGGTATATTTCATACTCACTTTGGTGATCATAAAACTTTAGGTAGCCTAGGTAAATACTATTGGAACTTAAACGCTCAACCTTATAATGTTATGTATAAGTTAAAGGTTAAACCAATGTGAACATACAAGGCCCTTTCACCCGTATAGAATACCGAGAAATCAACTTAGACTCCTCCCAGCAGGTTAAGGATTATCTGCTTAGTGTTGGGTGGATACCTACACAGTATAATATTAATAAGGAGACTAGAGAACCTACAAGCCCTAAACTGACAGAAGATTCCTTCAGTAGTATTAAGGATGATACAGGAATCTTACTCGCTAAGAGGGCTATCTTAGTACATAGACGTAGACAGATAGAGAATTACAAAGACCCAGAGAATAAGGGTCTGTTAGCTTACGTAAGGGATGATGGTAGGATACCTGCTGCTGGTATTACATGTGCTACTCCAACCGGAAGAACAACTCACAGAATTTGTGTGAACATTCCGAAGGCAGACCCTAAGATCCTACTAGGGAAAGAGATGAGGGAGTTGTTCATCTGCCTCCCCCCTTACAAGATGGTTGGGTGTGATTTAGCTGCTATAGAGAATAGATTACTTGGACACTTCGTATCACAGTTTGATGGTGGTGCCTACTGGAATCATATGAACTCTGTAGAGGACCCGCACCAGTATAATGCAGATCTGTTAGGGTGTTCAAGAAACACTGCGAAGACATGGATCTATGCGTTAAAACACAAGCGCATATAAAACTCATTGAACTCAGGAAACATCTAAGATCTTATTGACTGTAGGAGTTGTGACCTTTGGTACAGATTATGACGATCCTGATCGAAGCTTTAATTCTTATTGGTTGTGCTTTAAGAGTTGAAGAACGAGCAACGACTATCCCGTAAGGGAGTACACTCAAGCGAGTGGAAGCGGTGAGATCCAAAAAGCATGAATAAACATGCTCGAAAGAATCTACGGTGGTAGATTTAAGTAGTGGACTAATGTCCTATGGATATGATATAGTCTGATCTATATGGAAACATATAGCTGTCTTTGGACGGGTAGTAATTAGCGACTACTACTGAACACTAATGTTATGTTTGGAGCCTCTGCCAGGAAGCTTGCCAGTATCCTTGGTTGTTCTCTAGAAGAATCAGAAGAGAAGATGGCAGTATTCTGGGCAGCAAACCCTGGCCTTAAAGGTCTAATAGATTCCTTAGAGAAATACTACAGAAAGAACAAGTGTCTTGTAGGTCTTGATGGTAGGAGGTTGTCTGTAAGGGGAAGACATAAGTTACTCAACACTCTTATCCAATCCTCTGCTGCTATTATCTTTAAAAGATGGAACCTTATAGCTAATGCAAGGATCTTGCAGGTTGGTCTAGATGCAACACAGATTATTGCTATGCACGATGAGTATCAATATAGGGTATTAGATGTAGACGTTGAAGATACTTGCAAAGTATTAGTAGAATCTGCAAGAGATGCTGGGTCTTATTATTCATTAAGAGTTCCTATCGAAGCTGAGTGCAAATACGGAGAAAACTGGTACGAAACACACTAATATTAAAGGAGAGTTTATTCTCTTTGGTTCTACTTTAAGGAGTGGAAATGAATCTTAAAAGATATAACCTATTTATAGGTGACGAGTATATAGATTTTGAAGTAAATAAAGAAGAAAGTTCTGAAGGAGAGTGGGTATATTACCCAGACCTTTCAGAACTCTTCACCAGAATTGAATGGCTTGAGAAAGAACTTACTAACACTAACGCAAAGATCATTAAGGCGAGGGAATGTCTGACAAAATAAAAGAAATGGTAGAGGCTCACTGGTCTCTGATAGGTGTAGTAGTACGGTCATTCCTGAAGCAAAGGAAGTACTCTAGGTTTGAACAACATAAAGAAGACCTAATGGGTGTAGCTTCTATAGCCCTTGTAGAAGCAGCAGAACGCTATGATCCTAATAGGTTAGTACTCTTCAGGACATATGCATCTGCAAGGATGAGAGGGAAGATGCAGAAGGAGATAGCTAAGATAGTAGAGAAGGAGCACAACGAAGTATATATAGCAGATTGTGGGGAGAGAGACCGTGAAGAGTTCTCTACTCCTGATTTCACTAAACTACTTATTGATGGAGATGAGAATGACACAGGACTCATAGAGAGGTTAGAGCCTAAAGATCCCTTTGAGAAAGAGGTGTACTGGAGGTGCATCATTGGTAATGAGGGAGTGAGGTCTGCAGGGAAAGCTCTTCGTTCAGGACATAAGAAAGTAACTGATACTAAACAAGCACTTTTAAAACGATTTAAAGGAGAATAACATCAGTCTTTATATCTAGAAACAATATTAGAACGCAAATATAAAATAGAAAAATACTTAAAACAATAGGAGAATATAACTATGCCTTTATGCCGTGGTCGTGCTTTTTGGTCGTTCACTCAGAAACCTGATGTTAAATTTGAACCTGTCTATCGTATCACTATCCAGATGGAAGATGATGAAGCAGCTAAGTTGAAAGCTGTAGGGCTTAAAGTACGAAGAAATGATGATGGTATCTTCGAGTATAAGTTCAAACGTAACGTAACTAACAAGAAGACAGGAGAACCTAACCCTGCACCTAAGCAGGTAGATGCAAACAGAGAACCTATGACAGCAATCATAGGTAATGGGTCTGATGTAGTAGTACAGTACGCTACATATAACTGGGAGTACAAAGGTAAGAAAGGAACTAACGCTGACTTCCAAGCAGTACAGGTAATTAACCTTGTGCCTTATGGTGATGGTAAGACAAGTGAAAGGTTGCCTGACGGGGAAGAGTTCGGTCAGGTTGCTGAGCCTGGAGGAATTACTCCTACTACGGTAGATGAATACTAATCCTTCAAAAGGTGTGAGGTCTCGATTGTCTCACACCTTTAACTGGTGGTTTAAAGAAGAGCCTAGTGAGGTAAAGATGATAGATGTAGATGAACTGAAAGGATTTGAATCTACATATATGAGGTGCTTTAACTATATAAAATGTAGAGGGTGGTATAGAGAGAAAGGAAACTGGTGCAGTCCTGATGGAAAGTATAGGTTCAATAAGATCGAGGCTGCCTTTAGGTGCTGTAAATTCTATGAGGAAATAGTAAAGCCAACATGATAGGGCACATAGATGGAGACATCATTGTCTATGCAGTAGCGGGTGTCTGTGAGGGTAACAAGTGGGTCTATAAGGGAGAGACATTTGACTCTAAGCTCTTACTGAATCAAGTCCTTAAAGATGATGGAGTAGATGATAGTTGTATTACACACTACAAGGAACCAGAACCCTGGGAGAAGTGTAGAGACTCTATCATCTCATACCTAGAAGAAATCATTGAGCATCTTGATTGTGACTACAAGGTGTACCTCTCAGGGAAGGGTAACTTCAGGTATGAGAAGGCTACTATCCAACCTTATAAGGGTAATCGAGTATCTTTAAGTAAGCCTTTCCACTACGATAGTGCTAGACAACTTCTTGTAGATGTCTACAATGCAGAGGTATCTTCAGGGATAGAGGCTGATGATCTTATAGGACTAAGTCATGATCCTGAGAAGGATTGTATAGTTACATTAGATAAGGATCTTAATTGTATTCCTGGTCTTCATTATAACTGGAAGAATAAGCAATGCTACTGGGTAAAGGAGGTGGATGCTGACAGATCTTTCTACTCACAGGTGCTAACAGGAGATAGTACAGATAATATCTTAGGACTATATGGTGTAGGTGCTAAGAGTGCTGCGGTTAAACAGGTATCCTCACAGAGTTCTGACAGGGAAATGTTTGACACAGTACGTAAAGAATATCAGTCAAGGTTTGGTTCGTATTGGAAACAGTTTATGTCAGAGAACTGTGAGCTGTTGTGGATCTTACAGAAGAGAGAACCTTCATGGAGGAAATATATTGAGCAGGAAGAAAATTAATCCATTTAAAAGTACACTAGAACATAAGATTGCTACAAGGGTACTGACAGAATATCTCTATGAACCTAAAGGATCTGGTATAGAATATACAGTACCTCATGTATATAACCCTGACTTCATACACCCGCAGCAGCCTGATATTATTATAGAAGTGAAAGGTTACTTCATTAAGGGTCATTCAGATTGCCAGAAATATATTGCAGTAGCTAGAGATAATCCAGATAAGGAGCTTGTATTTATCTTCAGCGATCCTGATAAGAAGGCTTATGGGCAGTGTCGGGAGAGGAAGGATGGGACCTTTATGACACTTGCAGAATGGAGTAGAAAGAATAACTTCCTATATTTCCATGCTGATAAGGTGCCTAGAGATCTCTGTAAGGGGAGATGGAATATAGATCAGGTTAGAGAATATAAAAATAAATTCTATGGGAGATCTTAATGGATTATGAAAGATTAAAAGAAGTTTTGGAGTATAATCCAGACACTGGAGTATTCACTTGGATAGTTAAAAAAACTTATAAACGTGACAAAGGTAGTAAGGCTGGTAAAGTGCATAGTGCGGGTTATATCTCTATAGGAATAGATGGGAAGCAATACCTTGCTCATAGATTAGCTTGGCTTTTCTATTATGGTTATCTACCAGAAAATTGTATAGATCATATTAATGGTAGTAAGACAGATAATAGTATACATAATTTAAGAGAGGTATCAAAATCTTGTAATGCTTTTAATTCAAAGATAAATGTGCTAAATAAATCAGGAATAAAAGGTATTTCCTTAGATACAGAAAGGAATAAATATGTTGTCAGGTTTAAAAATAAAAATAGATATCTTTTTATAGGCAGATTTGATGACCTTATTGAAGCTACAGCTCATCGGTTAGCAATAGAACAGTGTACTGGTACAGAAGTTTGTGAGAGATCTCCAGCTTTTGCATGTATAGAAAATTATAGGAGAAGAAACTATTGAAGGGGTTTGAAAACCGCAGGGTGCTCTTATTTTCAGACACACATGCGCCATACCATCATAAAAATACATTAGACTTTCTTACTGAAGTGAAGGAAGAATTTAATCCTGATAGAGTATTCCATCTAGGAGATCTTGGAGATATTTATAATGTTTCAGATTATCCTAAGAGTCTTGATCACCCTCATACATGGAAGGACGAGATAAAGCGTTTGAGAAAGTTTACTACAAACCTTGCAAATATTTTTCCTCACATGATTTTATTAGATTCAAACCATGACTCTAGAATTTACAAGAAGTCTAGAGTGTCTGGAATACCTAGAGAAGCTATGCTAAGTTATCTCGAAGTTATAGGAGCACCTGACACCTGGAAATCAGTAAGGAATGCTAGGTTTAGGGCAGAGAAAAATAAAAAACATTGGCTATTAATGCACACTGTCAGTGGCGGGTGTGTAACAGCAGCAAAGCAGTTGGCTATCAATGTAGCAGTAGGACACAGCCACACAAAGTTTGGTATGCAAGCATTTGATAACGGAACTAATGTTTTTTATGGTGTAGATACTGGTTGTCTAATATCAGACGAAGGTCCATCATTTGCTTACAATAAGACCCAACTTGGAAGACCTATAAGGGGTTGTTGTATTATCCTTGATGGTATTCCTAGACTTATACCTATGGATTAACTATGACTACAGAACAGTACGAGAAGATACTGGAATACATGGACTCTATTGTAGATCTCTCAGAGGAATACGGATTCAATGGTGGAGACTACTACGATCAGAGGGAAGAAGTAGTGAAAGAATTTCAGAAGTATTTGATGAGTATCGTTAAGGAGACTAAATGAATTTGAGTCCTGATTACTGGTTGATCTGGGTTGAACGAGTACCTAACCGTAAATTCTCTACTAAGTTTAAGTCATTGGAAGATCTTAATGATTTCCTTAAAGTACTACGAGCAGATAACATAGAATCTGTAGAGGTCATCTCAGGGTTCTGTCTGGAGAAACGATGAATCCTTATGGGGTTTAAAGGGTACACAGGAGTTACAATACATATCATTAAGGATATCCCTATGAGGGTAGACTATTTCGCTCTCTGTCAGAGTGGTAACTCTTTTACTCTATACAAGAAAGACTTTGTAGATAGTAACCTTGATGGTCTAATGAATCAGATGGAAGAAACTAATAAGTATATTTACTGGTGGAACTCACACCTTCTTGATCAAGGAGATTAAATGGAAGTAAGGATTCTAAAAGAGTCAGGATTTGAAGAGGCAATGCTTGGTCTCTCACTAAGTTATAATAAACCTGTAGACCTTATGCCTACAGTCGCTGAGAAGTTAGCACCTATAGGGGTAGGACATAATAAGTTCCTTGAGAGTATGTGTGTGTGGATAGATATCAGAGCACCTTTGGATTTTTGGATTCAGTACGATACCTACAGGATCTCTATGTCTAAGCAATCAGAGAGTACTATGCACACCTTGAAGAGGCGTAGACTGAAGCAGGAAGACTTCGAGGATGGTATCGATGTAGCTTACTTAGCACATCTTAATAGTTGTATTGATGGTAATATCCCTATAGATGTCTTGAAGAAGAAGCTTCCTTGTGGATTCTTACAACGAAGAATAGTATGCACTAACTATAAAACCTTGCAGAATATTATCAGACAAAGAAGTAAGCATAAGCTACCACAATGGCAAGTGTTCTGTGAGGCTATGAAGTCCTTAGAACACTACAGTATGATTAGTGTAGATGAGTGATATCTTCACTACCCTTTCAGCATCTTGCCCACTCTGTGATGGGCCTGTAGGGATCATATCAGATCAAGGAGATGGTAAGGAATATAGGATTGATCAGAGACCACTACCTCCTATGCTAGCTTTATCCTTACATGGTATCTTCATACAGTGTAAGGGTTGTGGTGTTATCCTTAAGTACCAAGCAGACTTCCTTGGTGGTCTATGTCTTATTAACTCAGATGATGGAGTAGATAGTGATAAACATTAAGTTGCTTAATGAAGATGCTAAGATTCCTACAAGGGCTACTAATGGATCTGCTGCCTTTGACTTGTACTCAACTGAGGATATCTTGATTATTCCAGAGACCAGTGAGATTGTAAGTACTGGTATAGCACTTGAGATTCCTCAAGGGTGGTTTGGTTTACTGTCTCACAGATCCTCACTGGCTTTTAAGTTGGACTGTGTAGCATCTCTCGGATTCATTGATGCAGACTATAGAGGGGAGGTGAAGATCAAGTTATTCAACCATGGGTATGAAGGAGTACAGATAAAGAAGGGAGATAGAGTAGCTCAGATAGCTTTTATTCAGAGCTATCAGGGTTCTGATATCCATGTAGTATCAGAGCTTACAGATACTCACAGGGGGGAAGGAGGGTTTGGAAGTACAGGAGATTAAGAAATATAACTTCTGCTCTGCGTTTGACTGCCTAGTGCGTACATGCTCAAGACACTGTTGTCATTACAGGAAGAGGTGGTTGTATGATACGCACTGGCAGAATCACTCAGAGACCTGTGGGATGTACAGATCCTTTAAGAAGTGGGAAACAATATATGAACCATATAGTGAGGAACCTTAATGGATTCAACAGGCGTCTTAATAAGTAAAGAAGAATATCAAGACTTATTGGAATGTAAGTTGTGGGTAGAGGCACTCTCGGCAACTGGTGTTGATAGTTGGGAAGGGTATGAAGAAGCGTGTAAACTTCTTCAAGAAATGATTAAGGAAGGGGTGGATGCATGAAAGATAAGACACTAATCAATATGCTGGAGAGAGAGCTTGCAAAGATCTATGATAAGATAGAGTTTCTCTTATCTAAGATTGAGGTGCATGGAGAAGAACCTGATGAGGATGATGAGGAAGACTGATGCCACTGTATGAATATTTTTGCAAGGTGTGCTCTAAGACATGGGAAGAAAACCAACCAGTTGATCTAAGAGATCTTCCAACTACCCTACCTTGTCCATCTTGTAGTAAATACGAGATATCCAGAATGGTTGGCTGTGCAGGGTTTAGGCTGAAAGGGTTCTGCTGGAGTAGGGATAACTATAGTAGACTTCTAGGGGATGATCCAAGGGGAGTCTTTGCACAACAGAAGGATGAATAAATAAGATGCCAACCTTTAGAAGATGTACTGAGTCAGATAGAGGAGGATGGGTTGAAGAAGCTATTAGGATATCTAGAAATCTATACCATACATATGAAGTAAGTACAGAACCGTTTATTATTCACACAAATCCTCACACTCATTCTAGAGTAAGTAGGGTGCTTCGAGAGATGGAAGTAGTAGTTGATAAAAGAATATCTAACCTCTACATGCTTGCAGCAAAGGAGAAAGAGATCCGTGACAAGTCCTAAATGGTGGAGAAATGTGTTGAATAATAAAATTACATGGAAGCAGTTAGAAGATCCTAGAGTCTTTGAGGTTCCTAAAGCGGAACAAAGTGAAGCTTTTATTCCTGGTGGTAGTACCCCCTCACAGTATGCACTACCAGAGGGTGCTAAGGAGCTTCAAGATCTTATAGAGTATCGTAACTTTAACTTTGCACTTGGTAATATCTTTAAGGCTTGTTATAGGTTAGGCCACTGTAAACACTCTGATAGGAGAAGGGATCTTCGCAAGATTATCTGGTTTGCTAACAGGGAACTGAATAGGTTAGAGAATGAAAATACCGTTGGCTAAAGATATGTTAGCAGTCAGTAAGAAAGCTAATGAGGAAATTCTTAAAAATAGGTGTAAGATGAGAGAGCTAGAACTTCAGAAAATTAATGATATGGTATCTTCCGAAGCTTCTAAAATAGTAGAAATTATTTCTAATAAACTAACTGAAGATGTAAATAAAAAATCGAAGAAAGGCTATACTGAAGTTGTATATAGCTTTCCTTGGGCACATAAGTACACTTTGCATAATAAAATAGTTGAAGATTTTCTTCAAGATTTAAGAAAATCTGGCTATAAAACTAAAGTGTCTGTTTATGATAATGATTTAGGAAAAATAGATATTGATTATTGGGGGTGTATAGATCATATTAGAGATGTTTTTATAATGTGGGAATAAAAATGGGGCAGAAGAAGGAAGAGTTCCTAAAGAAGCTTGAAGAGTTCTGTGAGGCTGAAGGGTTCTACTTCCAATGTTCTAATGTAGACTACCCTCTTATTATATTTCATAAGAAGTTTAAAGTAGAAGGAGAACATTATAGTTTCTATGATCTCTCTAAAAGTGATGAGTTCGATTTAATAATAAGGAAACCATGAACGATTATATGCGCTACATCCATCTTTCTAAGTATGCCAGATATAGTGATACTCAAGGACGGAGGGAGACTTGGCCAGAGACTGTGAGAAGGTATTGTACCTTTCTTGAAGAGAGGGTCTCACAGGTTGCTGGGTTAGATGACTACCTCCTTAATGATCTCTGCAAGGTAGAGGATGCTATACTGAACCTCCGGGTCATGCCATCTATGAGGGCTATGATGACTGCAGGGAGAGCATTAAGGAGGGATCATCTAGCTGCTTACAACTGTGCTGCTATTGCAGTTAATAATCCTAGAGTATTTGATGAAGTATTCTTTATCCTAATGAATGGAGGTGGTGTAGGGTTCTCTGTAGAGAGGCAGTTCATCAATCAGTTACCTGAAGTTGCTGAGCATCTCTATGATTCTGAAACCACTGTTGTAGTACATGACAGTAAGGGCGGATGGAGCAAGGCACTTAAGGAACTTATAGCCCTACTGTATAATGGAGATATACCTAAGTGGGATATGAGTTCTGTAAGACCTGCAGGGGAGCGCTTGAAGACCTTTGGGGGTAGGGCTTGCCTCACTGGAGATACTATCCTATACAAAGATAGGAAAAAAACTAGAGGGTACAACGAAATAACTATAAAGCAGCTCTTTGATATGGAGAGGAGTCAGGGTTTTTGGGAGAACAAAGCAAACCATTTTAAGGATGTTAAACTTAGATCTCTAGATGAAAAATCTGGGATGTTTTTTAGGAACAAAGTGATTTCTGTGGTGGATAACGGGACTGCTCCTGTATATGAAGTTCTTACAGAAAACGGATATCGAATTAAGGCTACAGGAAATCATCGTTTTATGAATGAGTCTGGTGAGTATGAGTATCTTGACAACTTCTCAGTAGGAGATTTAATAGCTGTTAATGGTTCTGTTGAGAAAAAGACTGGTGTGTGTATAGACTGCGGCTGCCCTACCTCTAGACGATCGCTTAGGTGTAAATCTTGTTTTGATCTTAAACAGATACGACACGACGCTCTTGGCACAACAGCAAGGCAGAGGAAAGAGAAGCTGGATTATGTCTCTGACACTTGTGAACGGTGCGGTGCAACAGGTAGAATAGAAGTACACCATATTGACGAGAACCCTCACAACAATAACCATCAAAATTTAGAATGTCTTTGCCCAAAATGTCATCAGAATCATCATGCTCGTGTAAGAACTTTTGGAGATCCTTACTCGCATAAGTATCTATCGTATGATACAATCATCTCAATTGAGTATGCTGGAGAAGAGCAGGTGTATGACCTCCAGATGGGGGGTCCAAACCACAACTTTGTGGCTAACGGATTTGTGTCTCACAATTCAGGTCCTGAACCTTTAGATCTGCTGTTCAGGAAGACAGTAGCACTCTTTAAGAAAGCTGCAGGAAGAAAGCTGAACTCCCTAGAATGTCATGACCTTCTCTGTCAGATAGCAGATACAGTTATAGTAGGTGGAGTCAGAAGGTCTGCTATGATCTCCTTATCAAATCTCACAGATGATCGTATGAGACGTGCTAAGACCGGAGAGTTTGGCCTTACAGATCCTCAAAGATATCTTGCTAACAACTCTGTAATGTATACAGAGAAGCCTGACCTTGACTCTTTCCTTGGAGAATTTAGAAGTATGTACAAGAGTCGGGCAGGTGAGAGAGGGATGGTAAACCAAAAGGCTCTGAAGGAGAAGGCTGTAAGTTGTGGTAGAGATCCTGAACAATATTACTTACTTAACCCGTGCGGGGAGGCAATCCTTCGCAGCACTGGAGGGCTGTGTAATCTCTCTAGTGTAGTCATTAGACCAGAAGATACCTTAGTTTCTTTGAAAGAGAAAGTAAGGCTTGCAGCTATTGTAGGAACTATACAGGCTACCCTTACTGACTTCAAGTATCTTAGAAAGATTTGGAAGGATAATGCAGAGGAAGAGAGGTTGCTTGGTATCTCACTTACCGGGATCATGGATCATCCAGTTATGAGTAGCCTAGATTCAGGTAAACTTACAGATAGTTGTATAGAGTCTTTTGATGCTGAATCGAAACTGTTTGGAAAGTTTTCTCTTAAAGCTGTTCTTAATGAGTTAAGAACCACTGCTATAGAAGTAAACAATAAATGGGCAGACCTTTTAGGAATCAATAGATCCAAGCAGCTTACCCTAATAAAACCTGAAGGTACAGTATCTCAATTAGTAAACTGTAGTTCTGGTATCCACCCAAGATACTCTAAGTACTATATCAGGAAGGTGACTCAAGACAATAAAGATCCACTGACAAAGATGATGATAGATCAAAACATTCCTCATCAAGTAAAAGGAGACAAGACTTACTTTAGTTTCCCTATAGAAGCTCCAGATACTGCAGTCCTACAGAAAGACATTAGCCCCATAGAGCAGCTAGAACTCTGGAAGATCTATCAGGAATATTGGTGCGATGGTAATCCTAGTCAGACTATCTACTATACTGATGAGAACTTTCCAGAGGTTCAAGCATGGGTATGGAAGCATTGGGACTATATAGGGGGCTTAAGCTTCTTCCCTGTAGATGATAATGTCTATGAGATTAATCCTTACAATCCATGTACTAAGGAGGAATATCAAGAGGCTGTAAGTAATTTTCCAGTTATAGATTGGAGTATGCTTACAGCGTATGAGTCTTCTGATATGACTACAGGATCTCAGGAACTTAACTGTGCTGGAGGGGCTTGTGAGTTATGACAGACATCCTTTTAGTCCTTGGAGTATCTTCAATCTATTTACTACTTCTATACATAGTTTTAACTCTTGGGTTGAATAAAGAAATGAATTTTATTTCTAAATTTCTACAGAAAAGAAAAGAAAGAATTGATAAAGAAAATCAAGAGTATTGGGAAGCTCATAAATTATCTAAAAGTTTAGCAGAAAAGGAACTCCACAAACTACAGGACAGAATGCTAAGAAAACTTTGTGCTATAAATAAAGCACCATACTGTAGTAAGGATTGTATTCATTACTACAGTGGTAGTATACTTGATTTTTCATCCCCAGATGAAATGTATCCAGTCCATAAAGTTTTTCCACCTTCTTGTAAACTATGGAAGAGTTGAAAGATGATCACAAAGATAACTGAAGGACTCTTCGTAGGTGCTCAGTATGATTACGAGAACATGGACCCTAGAGGATGGTATATAGTTCATGCCTGTAAGGAACCGTACCATCGAGAACTATTAGGGTACAAGACAGCTTCAGCCCCTAAAGACAGTAAAGAATACTTATGGGCTAGAAGAGATGATGTACTCTACATGAACCTTGTAGACCCTAGAGAAGCTAAGTGGATACCACCAACACTGATAGAGAAATCTCTAAGCTTCATACAAGAAGCTATGGATAAAGGTAAGCCTACTTTAGTCCACTGCAATCTTGGTAACTCTAGAGCGCCTTCTATCTGTCTGATGTACCTAATAAGAAACAATCAGTACTCCAGTCTTAAAGAAGCAGTAGATACTTTTAAGAAGATATATAAATACTATAGACCCTCTGAAGGGTTTAAGGAGTTCATTAAGAAATTCTATGAGGAAGAGGAAGATAATCGTAGATCCAGAGTGGGTCTGCCTGGAGTGCGGTAGGAGGTACGGAAGGAAACCTGTAGGGATAGCTACATGGCATGAAGATATGTGTGATATTTGTGGGGAGATAACATCAGTAACAGAACCTAGAGACTTTGGTTATCTTGATGATTCTTATCTGGGTGTGGAGTATCTTGTAGTCAAGAGGAAGAAAGTGAGGGAGGAACTTTATTGATATGGGATGGCCTGATGCTTTCTGTATAGTTGGTGTAGTAGTAGCTCTTGTATATTTGTTAACAAAGCTTTAAAAACAAGAAAGGGCTATAGATTCCGAGAGGTTTCTATAGCCCTTTTTTATTTATTTTCTAAATACCTTATAGCATTATGCAAGAGATTTATATCATCCTTTAAAAACCCTATACCACAGTTACAACTACTACACAACAAGCCTCTCACAATTCCTGTAGTATGGTCATGATCTATACAATAATTTTTATTAGAGTCTGGATTAACTAAACTACATCCACAGATTGAACAACAACCCCCTTGCTCATCCATTAGATCCCTAATAAACTCCTCACTAACTTTATATTTATTGTGTACTTTAGCTCTATCAGTGTAGATGAAAGCTTCTTTATACTTCTCCCTATGCCGCTTAGCGTACTCCTTACTCTTCTCTGGGTTATAAACGTATACTCTATTCTTTTGCCTTTTAGCGTTTATCTTAGCTCTGTTATTCTTTTGATACATTGATGCGCGAGCCTTAACACAATCCTTACAACTGTTTCTCTTATTATAGAAGTCTTCTATGTCTTTCTCTTCTCCGCAACTTTTACATATTTTCATTTACTATCTCCCAGATAGTCCCATATAAAACCCTAGAGAAGAGTCGGGTAACTCTTGTCGGATGGCCATCCTATCTCTAGGGCCATTTGTCGTTTAAGCTACAGAGATATTAATAACCCCATAGTTGGATCAAGAACTTCCCGGCTGAATAGGTTCCAGCAGTAGCTACACCAGAAGTCAGATAGAGATAATGATTAGCTGCTGGGATACCAGTCAATACTTTCTCAAGTCCGATAGTCCAGTTACCACCAGCAGTTACGAGAGCAGTCTCTGTAAGGTCAGTAACCAACCCATCATAAGCACCAGTAGCTTCAACAGCAGAGTAGAGGTCAATATCTACAGCACCCCCTGCAGGTACTTCAAGGCAAGTCATCTTACCCATGAGGATAGTGCCGTGCATAGCTGCAGTGATCTGCCCAATGTAAGATACACCAGAGACACCAATGATATCAAGATCTGTAGCCACTGATTTAGCATCTGTAAGGTCAAGGAGAATCTCAGTCTTCCTCATACCACCAGTCCTTCTAACACCCATCCTAACAATAGTACCTGCACCCTGGAAGCCAGCAGCAGCAGCAGTAGCCTGAAGGGTATAGTCACACTGCTGATTTACATACTCAAGCGTAGCTGAAAGAAGGGTATCATCTGCATCCTTAAGCTGAAAGTACTGAATGACACTATTAGTTGGAGCTACCCAGTCAGAGTTGGCATCGAGCACTACAGCTTTACTAGGCGCTCCAAGACCAAGGGTAGTGATATCAAGGTAGTTCAACTCAGCAGCAGTAGCTGTAGTTGTAACTCCTGCACTTCCATATACCTCTGTAAAGTTATCATTGATCATATCACGTGCATCATCAGAAATACTTACAGAGGTCACAGTTTGTTTAGCCATACTTTTACTTCTCCTTTACTTTGTAGTTGCTGTTCGAGACCCTAATGTCTCTGATTGGTAGTGGATGTCAAACTCTTTAACTAAGACATCCCCTGTCAAAATCTATTTTAGTCTGAGTCTTGTGCTCCATAAAGGAGATTAGCAGCTATCCTATTCATCCACCCTTTACTGAACTTATCCCAAGTTCTCAAGCCTATGAGATACTTAATCCTAGCTGAGAGGATAAGCATAATGGCATCAGACTCACTGAGCTGATTCATCTTAGTTATAGTTTGGAGTCCAATAATACCATCCTCTTTAAGACCAAGTGCATCCTGAATATGCATGATAGCATTCTTAACTCCAGAGTTTACAGCAAAGTCAAACAACTGGAAGGCTATCCCATCAGGAAGTCTATCAAACTTCAATGGCCTCAAGAAGTCACGTAGATATATCTCTACTGCATCTTCAATAGTTAGTGATGCAATATCTAGGTTAGGATAAGAACGCTTACTGATACCCCATTTAGTCTCTCCACCAGGGTCATTAGGGTCATTAACATATCCACCTTCATGACCAAGTATCCTAATCAACCACTTCTGTACGTTTCTGTTCATGGTGCTCTCAATACAGGTTTCTCTTTAGAAGGATAGAGACTATCAGCACCCCTCCACTTAACTCCTAGATACCACCAGTTGGCTCTAAGAGTACACATCCCATCTTCTATAAGTATTCTTCTAAGAAGTTTATCAGCATACGCTTTCCACTCTATACCTATATGACCGTTACGAATTAAGTAGTACAAAGCATCATGTACAAAAGCACCCCTTATAGAATTCTTTGTATCAAAGGTAGGACCACTAGCGCCATCAGTTGCATAACCATTCTTAAGCTTTAGAGTGCCATCTCTAGTAAGTTGTATATAGGCTGTATTAATGTCATAACCTAATGTATCAATCTTAACGGTATAGCTTTTAGCTAACTGGTATTTAAAACCATCTCGATATTCTATGTACTCCATATTAGTACCTTACAGTCACACTTGCAATATGAACATTACGAGGACCAAGGACTACAGCCTTGCCATTACTATCTGAAACAGGTTTCCAGAGGGTACCATCTGGCCATTCTTTCCTAGTAGCGCCGTTAGGTACAACTACCTTATGTCCATTAGAGAACTCAAGAGTAATATTAGAACCATAAGATGATCCACTCTTAGACAGCCTGAAGTGGTCTCTGTTCCCATTAGCCCATGCAGAAGTCTTTGAGGTCTCTACGTTCTTACCAGACCCTGAAGTAGTAGTTGCACTACCAGTAGTAGCTGTATATACAGTTCCATCTAATGCAGTAATGACAATCTTAAGTGGACGAGCATAGGCACTTCCTTCCTTAGTAAACCTAAAGACTGGTATACCCTTGTATGGTACATCTATAAAAGCTTGTTCACCATTAAGGGTGAGTGACTTAACTTTAGATAACCAACTAGCAGGGAGAAGTATTACAGCCTTGCCAGCATACTGTCCAGTAGCTACATCACTAGAAGCTTCAAATGTAATCTGATCAGGAAACACTTTAGTTCCTGCAGGAATCTCTGGAGTAGTAGGAGTTGAAGATAACTTCTTACACTCTGTTACAGTAGCTACCCCTGTAGCATCATCGAGTTTTATCTGTATTGACCATTGCATTATTCTACCTCTACGATATCACCACCTTCAATGGTCTCAGTGATCTGATCAATAATACTAGTAGTCTTACCGGAGATGACAGACTTTGCAGCTTCTAACAGGGGTGTAAGATCTGCTTGAGCTGCCTGTCCAGTGTCGGTAGTGTTACTAGCACCTGAAGCATCTACTGTAGTATCTCTACCACTATAGAAGGTGATCTCAGTATTACGATAATTAGTTGTGCAAGAACTCAGTAAGAGTACTGCAAGGACTAAGAGAATCTTTTTCATATTATCACCAGTTAATAATGAACCGTATAATTTTAGGTTTAGGACCCCAATCATTTACTACATATGCTTCAGAGTGTGGAGACTCTTCTCCATTCTGAAATACTGCAGTCATAGTAAATGGTGTGGATCTTTTAGAAAGGACTACTCCACAAGAAGCAGTTCTAGCTTCTGTCCCTGGAAGGTCACATGCAACAATACCTTCCTGATAAAGCTTGAACCCTATAAGGACAAGGTCTGTAGGGGGTTCGTATCCCCATTCAACTGTAATGTCTCTATTCCATCCAGGTGCAGCCATCGCCGCTACAGGACACAGGCACAGCAGCAGTGTGATCAATAATTTCTTCATATGTCTCTCCAATATGCCAAAGGTTGCAGCAATCCATAGTTCAGGGCGTAGTAGATCAGCGCCCACATTGCCAGGGTTGTCAGGGCTGAGATGATGATAGTCTTCACACGACCCCCAAATACCGATCAATAGCGGCAATCTCCGCAGCAGTCCGCTCCGAGCCGTAGATCATCATCCCTCGCGGGCCGACGCGGGTATAGTTGCTGCCAGCGAACGTGCTCAGGTCAACCTCCGCGCCTCCGGTCCACTCGGCAATCTCCTGAAACTCCGGGCCGAGGGGGGCCTTGATCGTGATACCCGGGTAGGTGGTGCCTGCTGTGATGGTGGCTGAGACGTTGAGGGGGCCGGGTGTGATTATTGGTGATCGTATCATATTGTCCTCCTCTATTAATCAAAATCTATTCCAGCGCGGCTAATCTCTGATGCTGCCAAAACCCGCTTCCACAATCCAGCTCCACTTACCCCGCCTATTAGCTGACTGCCATCTGCCAGAGAAACCATAGCGGCAAGCGCGAGGGCTTGAGTGGCAAACTCTTTACCCGTTCCATCAGCGTTATAGACAGCGTTATCAACTCCGGTAACCTCTATTATATCCAGCACAGACGGCCATTGCGGAGGATCAAGAAGGGAGTATTTCACCCGCCCTGAGTCTAAAATTAACTCATTGTTTGTATCGACCGCCCCCCTTGGAGAGGGTAATGCTTGCTCAAATAAATTGGCGATATACATAGCCCCTGCCATAGACGGGTGTATCGTGTCGCCGCTGTCATAGGCAGGTAATAAATATTGAGGGTTGCTCGGGTCTTCGAGGGCATCATACATATCAACCACTGCAACCGACGGATTTGCATCATAGGTTGTATGAATCCACTGGTTATGGGCTTCCAAGTCTATCTGTCTCTGTTCAGTCCAAAGAGCATGACCTTTGAACGGCGTGATAGTGCCGATGACAAATAAAGCCCCGGTAGCCAGAGTCGTATCAATTATCTCTTCGATATTATCTCTAACCCTGCTGTATTCCCTGTCGTTTTTCACATCGTTGATGCCTACTATCATCGTCACGACAGATGGGCTAAAACTCAGAACGTCAGGCTGTAGCCGCTCCAATACAAGATCAGTTGTATTCCCTCCAATTCCTGCATTGACCACATTTGACGCTGAAGGCAGAAGCCCCCATAAATAGCCAGGATATCCGACCCCCCCATAGACCGTTATCGAATCTCCCACGCAAACAATGACCCCTGTCCCGGTGTGCCTTGTTGCAATTCGTTTCGGCGCACGTTCTTTTTTGACCGGAAATCCTGTGGTCCTGACATAATTTCCGCCATTTACAGTCAGATGCCAGTTGGTAAATTCTGCTGGCATATCTCGCATGTCCACATAACGGAAAAAGCCATACCCAGACCCAACAACTCCAGTTGCCGTAACTGTTTTTGACAGTCGATACCACCCATCACCAAGCGATGTTATCGAATCAACAGTTAGTAATGACACTCCATCAACGCGTAGTTTTAGGTCCACGTTGGCATCATAACTATCTCCGACGACAGGTTCTCTGTGGTCCGCACATCTCATGTCGAGGGTAAAGGTTACTTCCTGCCCTGAGAGATTATCAAGCGTGTAGATGTAGCAAAAATTAGTCAATCCACCATCTACAGAAACTATCCCGTTAGACACACTGTCTATGTTGCTGTACCCGTTCACCTCAAAGATTGACCGAGGCTCAGATACTGGCAAAAGATTCTCAGCATTGCGCTCGCTGTACCCGTCTTGGTCGAGAGTGTTATTGCCAAAAAATATGTTAGAACTGATATGGCTTGCTGGTGTCGCGACGGTAGCTATTGCGTCAAGTTGTTTTGTTCCACGGTCATGCCAAACTGCTGATCCAACGTGCGATAGTGTTGGGAAAGAATAAAAATATTTGTCATTTATATTTACGTCCCAGATATAGCCTTCCGCCCAAAGGTTTGATGACCCAAGCCTTCCGATACTCCCGGCGATGTTGGTTATTGGATAAGCCGACGCGTAGTTATTTATTACACCGCCGGAATACTCTGTTGTAGACACCGGCTGCCCTAACGCGTCAAATGTCGAGACTGTAAATGTTACTTGGCCTGTGGCCTTCACAAACTCAACTCGCACATTTACGATATCGTTGGCAGTGTAAATATATGTTGGGCAATAGACAAGATTGCTGCCTTCTGCCGTAGCTCTGTAGAAGGCCAAAACTCCATTGGTCATTATCCGTAATGACAATGATTGCAATGTCCTAATGCTGACAATAAGTGGTCCGGTAGAGACGTTGGCAATCTTGAAAGATGCTTGGAGAACAATATCCCCAATAAGTTCGCTTGGCGGTATTGTGAGGGGAACGTGGTCAGATGTGCCGTTGAAATAACCACTCTGCAACAACTGTACTGGCCGGCTTGATGCACCTACAGAATCAACCATATTAGACGCAAGCATTGTGTTGAACACTGCGATATCTTCTGACCCCAACAGTTCTTCGTCGGTAAATGACCACGAAGCGCATCCTGAACCGTCCGTCAATGCGGGTATTCTCCACCCAGGACCAATTACATCCAAGCTGCCAACCTCCAGAGATTGCGACCCATCAGCAACCGTGAAACCCATCTCATTGCACCAGTTCGTTCCGCTACCATCCACCGCCTCGACTATCCCGGTGGTCGTCAGATACAAGTGATGGCCCAATCCACTCGCGTCCAACTCAAAAGCACCACCAACATTGATCCCCGGCCAGTACGCCCACAACGTACCTGCCCTGTGCACCTCAATATCCCAACAATCAGCGGAGATGGTCAACGTGCCGTCAACGGTGCAGGTCGGAGTAGTGCCGCTGGATGTTATGGTGTCCGTGGTCAACAGGCCCGTAGATGCACCAGTTCCGGCACCTGTGAAGGCTGAACCCTTGACTTGCGGAGTGGCTGAATAACTAATAGGGTAAGAACAAACTAAATTAGTTCCCTGAATGTTTCCCCTATAGTATGCAATAAGATCTTCCTGAAAAGGAAGACCCCCTTGCCTATTACTTCCTGATCCCCATAATGCTGGAGATGCTTTATCATAAGTTTTATTATAGGTTCCCATCAGGGTCTCACTTATTCAAGTAGCGTCCAAGTCGGACATACACAGCAGCATTGTTAGCTACACCTGTAAGCCTCAATTCTACACCATGCTCTGAGATGAATACAGTTTTATATACATCTGCAGTGTAACTCTCATCAGGGAAATCTGTCCAAGAAGGTACAGCCTTTAATGTACTCGGTGGTAATTTATATTGAAGTTTAACAGCCCCTGCAGTCAACCCTTCTACTAAGATATCACATTGGCCTACAATAAGAAATCCGGGACTTGATTCTCCAACACCAATACTAGCTTCTACCATGTGCATAATCTTCTCCTATCCTAACTCTTTAGTATAATCCCTAATATGAATAAACATATAGGGACTAGAAATGTAAGAGCACTTAAGACTCCTACAGCCTTATTCATAAAGGCACTTTGCTCAGCTATCTTCTTATCTTGTTCTTCATCTTTCTCTTTCTGCTGCTCAAAGATCTTATCAATTCTTATATTGGTTCTTTGTAATTCAGCAAAATTCTCTACTAGCTTTACTGAGACTTTAGATAACTCTTGGTGGCTCTCGGTTAATCTCTCATTCATATCTTTAAGCTCACGCATAGTATCCATCATATATGCATGAGCCTCACAGTCCTCAGCCCTACATCTCCCGTCAGCCATTTACATATCCTTATCTTTCTTTATATAAAAACCTATAGGGTTCTTAAAGACACCCTATAGGCCCAGAAGATCTTATACTTCGTATATACTCCTTATTGTGCTTTCTTAGTTCTCCGAAGAGTGCTAAATGTAATTAATGGTTCATCTACATTCCTAGCCCAAGCGTTATACTTGTTTATCTTCCTTCTAAGTTGACCGTAAGAAGACCCGTCCTTATAGTCCTCAAGGATCTTACTCTTGATCATACTATATTCAGATTTCTCTGCAGTATCTGTAATCCAACTATAAGCAAGCTTACCAGCACCTGGAATATTCCTTAAGGTATAGAAGGAAGCTTCTTTCTCAGGATCTATTAAGTTACGAAGATCCTTAATAGGATCATCAGCCAACTGTAGGGGTGGTATAAGATTACCAGATACAAAGCTCTTAAAGAAACCATCCCTTTCAGCCTTCTGTAAGGAGAACTTACTGACCATCACCATCTTGAGTAAGTTATCAATCACCCTATCGGAGTAAGATTGAGAATCTACTTTACCTAAGATAAAGTCTTTCAACTCATCTGCAGTAGCCCCTGCAAGAATTACTAGGGTTAAAAGCTTACTAGCATCTCTAAGGGACTTAATTCTTTCTTTAGGGGTCTTTGCTTCCTGTACGTTGTATACAAACCTTTTATAAAGGTTGTTCAGTAACTTAATATTATAACTCTTCAGAGCATAGAAGAATCTACCATTACCTGCAGTGAGATACTTCATAGGCATCTCAGATAAAGATACAGGCTGTACTTCTGACAGTGCATTAAATGCAAAGAACTTTACAAGGTTAGTATCTTTACCATCCTTTATATCATTATAGGTCTGTTCAGTATCTTTCTCAAGGTACTTACCCCATTCAGATCTGAATTGATCTAAAGAGGATTTCTTAGCTTTATTGATTACTGCATTCATGTAAAGTTCTTTACCGAACTTATCCATTGCAGTCATACCAAATCTTCTAAGAGACCAGTCCAACCATGCAGCAGTCTTACCAGTCTGAAACTCTCTAAGAGAATGTGCTAGATCTAAGTCTCTTGCAGATACTACCTTTTTACCAAAGGCAGCCTGAAGAGAGTTCTGCAGTCCAGCATCACTAAGAGAGAAAGACGTATCACCTAACTGAGTAACAGCAGATAAAGGATTACCAAGTACAGACATAAGACTTAAGTTACGTAAAGCAGCCCAAGTTCCTGTCATACCTGTCTGAGTTAATCTACCTCTTAGTAGTTTAATAAGGTCTGACTGGTCTTTAGGGGAAAGATCAACACCCTCTACATCCTTGTTGATTGGATTAGCAAAGATCCATTTCTGTATCTTATTCCTATTCCTTATAGCAAGTGCATAAGCTGCTGTACCAACCTTCAAGGTCTTCAAGTCTTCTTCAATGTTAGCTAGTTCTTTAAGTTTCCTATTATGCTCTACATTGGTTAGACTCTTCTCTAAGAACTCAGAGATACCTTCTTGGTATTCCTTGTCAGATATACTATCTAACCAAGCTTCAAGCTCTACGATCTTCTTAGTTGTTCTATTGTATCCTTTAGATTCTGGTCTCTTACTCTCAAGAGTCTTATACAACCTATCACGTAACTCTGCATTCTGTTTTCTCTTAGTACTACCGAACATTGCTCTAGACTCTATAGCTTCATTATTCTCATAGATGTGATGAACTAGAGCCTCAGAGGTATTCATATAATGGTGCTTCCAAGTTGCAGGTACTACATGAATCTGTCGTTCCTTTGCAGATGATGGGGTCTTAAAGGCAAGCTTTGGCATCCTCCCTGTATTTACAAGAGAAGTGATAGCAGCCTCCCTGTCAGTCGCATTAAGACCTTCACGGTCTATCTGAGCCTCTATAACACCATAAGAACCATCATCCTTCATGGATTGTCTAAGAGCATTAATATCTTTTACTACACGTGGCCAGTAATCTTCTACCTCGTTAGTCTTATTAAGACCTACAACCTTTCTTCGCTTGTAGATGTCTGCAAGTACTTTCTTAACCTTTGCATACTCATCAAGCATCTTATTGTCTTTTAGGATCTGATCTCGTCTTGCAGAATACTCATTAGTTCCATCAGCATTCATAAGATAAAGATCTAAGAGAAGCCTATCCTTTTGAGATAACTTATCGTACTTGTCAATAAAAGGTTTAACTTCCTTAGAGTACTCCTGATTCTTAATGGAGATATTAAACTCCATGTTTCTCAAGTGATTAGCTATAGGCTGAGAGATCTGAGCTAACCTTTCAGTTGTACTCTGTGCATAATCCTTAATTGTATCTTTAATATCTGATACTTGTTTCTTTAACCATGCTGTAGGAGAATCTTTTAATGAGACTTCCAATTCCTTCATGGTCTGAAAGTGCTTCTCTGCAGAGGTGGTAGCCTTGTCAGATTCAAGTACATCTATACCATACGTTTTGGTTCCTGCAGTCCACATAGTTGTATCCTGCCCTGCCAGTTCTGTGTAGAGTTCTAACATCCTCTTCATAGCACTATCAGAAACAGATACACCAGTACGAGAAAACATCTTAGCTAAGATACCAACTATAGCATCATAGATGTTCTTTACTGCACTCCTTAATGTAGAAGGAGTCTTTTTAAAAGTAGAGGGTAACTCTACAGTTGTAAGGAACTGAGAGAATCCTTTATTGTTAAAAGGCTGAGCCATGAACTCAAACTCATTCGTTAATGCATAAAGGATAGCTCTTTCTGTAGTCTCTATCTCTCTATCATTAGTGAATGCTTTCTTGAATTCCTGACCTGTTCTCTTCTGAAGAGCTTTTACTTTATCAAGATTCTCCTGAGATATAAGACCCCTAGCTACAGCTTCCTGCCCTACAAGATCCATCAGGTCTATTACTTCCTGTCTTACCTTATCGTTACTATACAGTTCCCTTACAGTAATAGCATGAGCAATCTCATGTAATGGTGTAGGGTCTACTGTGTTGATCCCTGTAAGAACCACTGTATGGGTGTTAGGGTCATAATGGGCTGAAGGAGCTTCAGGGTCCTTTCTGATTCTTAAGGAGTTAAGCTTATTGTTGTTATCACTAAGTAATCTTTTCAAGAACCCAGCAAGGTTCTTATACTCTTTAGGTACCTCAGTGCCTCTAATATATCTATCAAGAATACTAGTTGCTGTATTCTGAGTTAAGTTGTCAATCTCAGTTACTACCTTATCCCTTGCAGCCTTGTCAGGGATAGTATCCTTAGCGAACATCATTGCATCAATCTTGTTCCAACCTAAGCGATCTAAGATGCTTGTAGCTGTTTTAGTGACTTCAGCTTTTCTAGCATCTACCTGAGCTTTAGGTCTACGAATAGTATCAACCCATAGAGGTTCTACTGCATTTTTAACTTCCTCTGCAGGTTTCTTACTTGATAGTTCTTTATCTACAGACTCTATAGTCTTCTTCCCGTCAGCAACATCTAAGAAATACTTCCCTCTAGACTCTGCAGGAACCTTATGTTTATCTAAGACTTCCTTCAAGGATTTAGCAGGAGGTGCTTCTACCTTCTCTTCCTTCTCTACATTAAGAGGGACTGCAGCAGCCACATCTCCTTTAGTAGCAGAAGCAATGGTTCCTTCCTTCTCAGAACCCTCATCAACTTCAGTAGAGGATTCCTGTCTTTCCATCTTATCTATCTCTGCTCTCTTCTTCCCGTAGTCTAAGACAGCACCCTTAGCTTTACTAATAGCCCAAGACTTAAAGGATGCCCCTTTCTCAGGATTGAAAGTAGTAGCAGCCTTAGTGATAGCCTCTAAAGCTACGCCAGAAGCTTCAGGATCATCTCTGAGATAACTTTTAGCTAGTACCTTACCTACCACCTCTTCAGGGTTAATAGTCTCTACAAGGGCCTTCTGAGGCTCTGTAAGCTTAATGACTTCTTTTACCTTCTCTTCCTTGGTTATTGGAAGCTTTCCTTCTGACAGAGACTGTATAGCTTCCTTTTGTCCAGTAAAGAAACCATGAGAGATCCTTTCCCCTTCAGTCCCTTTCTGAATAAACTCCCACTTCCTTGTACCCCTTTTAACTAAGATACCATTACCGTTAGTAAGAACTCCTGTCATCCCAACTCTAGTCCACTCTGTAGGAGTGTAACTAACAGAAGTCTTTGCACCAGTTCTATCTACACCAGTAATCTCACCTTTAGGTACTACAGTGTCATCACGTTTTATAAGCTTATCTTGGAGTTTTTCTATCTTATTTTCAGTAGATACTACCTCTTCTTCAGATACATCAGGACCCTTGATAGATTCTTTTAGTTGTGTTATCTCACTACTTATAGCCTCTGCCTTCTTAGCAGATACTTGAGCAATAGGTTGTACAGTAACCTGTGGAGTTCCTTTAGCTTTCTCCTTGGTTACTATAACTCCTGTAGCTTCCTGCAACTTTTTAAGTTCATTCTTTTCTTTTAGTGTAAGCTTAGTCTTTGCAGATAGTTCAGTAACTCTAGTAACACTAGCTTCTTTGGCTTGCTTCTCTACTATTGCTTGCTGTTGTTCTACAGTAAGAGTATTAGAATCCTCTGGAAGCTCAGCCATAGCCTCTGCAATCTTTGTAGGATTGTCATAGATAGGCTTCTTCCACTGTGCTGTAAGATTTGTAGCTTTCCTTTCAGGTTCTGCTACTGCTTTTACTTTCCCTTTAGTTGGTACTTCAGCTATCTTAGAGGGTGGAAGCTCACCACCTTTTTGATATTCTTCTACCTGCTTATCCATTAAGGTATTAGTTTCCTTTTTAGATAATGGTAGATCTTTCTTCCATTGAGGTTCTGTACCTGATTTATTATAAAGTTCTCTAGGCTCTACTGTAGGTGTAGTTATATCTCTTGAAACACCTGGAGGGGCTATACCTTCCCCATAAGGAGATATTACTTTCTTTACTGTTTCAGGAGTACCTGTAGGGATACCAGACTCTTGAAGAACTTCTTCAGGAGCTTTAGTGATTTTATTTATAATACCTTTTTCTTCAAGTTTCTGAATATTAAGATCAGAAGAAGCTCTCTGAAGAACAGGGTTAGTGAGAGAGAGAGGACCTTTCTCTAAATTAAGTTCTACATAGTCGGACCAAAGTTTAGCAGCCTCTGGAGAAGCTACTTTCATCTTATCATAAATCTGACCTGCAGAGATTCTTCTTTGTTCTACGTCCTCAGAACTGAGACCTTTCTCAAGATTGCTTCTAATCTTTTGCTGACTTCTATTCTCTACATAAGATGCAGCAGTTGCTATAGGGGCTTCAGCTACAAGACCAATCATAAAGGTCTTGAAGTAGTCTGGAGCTTCTCTATAGATATCATAGCTCTTATCTACTTCATACTGTAGTTTCTCTGCTGCAACTTCCGATAGACCACCAACAGATCCAGCCCCTGCAGCCTTTGCAAGAAGTGTTGGAACTCCTACAGTCTTTGCAGCTATTCCAAGATAATCATCTACCTTCAGGAGATCATGAGTAAAAGCTGCTTTCAGTGCATTCTTAGTTAAACCACCACCAAGTTTTGCAGTAAATAGATCAACACCAGTAGATGCTAACTCAGTGATTACCTCTATACCAGTTTGCTTGAAGGCATAGCTATCAGCTTCCTCTGGAGAAGCATCTGGCTTCTGCTTAAAGAACTCTTCAAGATTCTGATCATAAAGGCCCCTAGCCAAGATAGTAGCAGCACCACTAGCACCAAGAGTTGCACCAGCAGCAGAAGCCCCAGGTACTGGAACTAAAGCACCAGCAGCACTACCAGCAAGTCCACCAGCCATGATGGGTGCTGATACTGGTATAGATTGTGCAGCACCTGTAAGGGTTCCAGATACAATACCTTCTTTACCAAAATACTCTTCAACATCTGGTTTAGCAAAAGAGGTCTCGTTAATCCAGTCACCAATATCTGCCATCCACTCCTGACCAGAACCAGTACCATAAAGCTTTAATGCTTCTCCAGATCCAGACCAAAGTCCATGAAGAACATCAGCAAATGTGTTTCTACTCTCTGTGTAGAGTGGTACATCAGAGGCAGGAATCGTAGTATATATGCCATCTGGATCAACAGATTCCCAGAAACTATCAAACATTGCCATAGTCGTTTATCCTTTCTACTTTATATACTGAGTCTTACCGGCGTTAAGCCATCTTTGTATTGCAGATTTACCGTATGCCTGTTCAATTGCTGCTTTCTCTTCTTGAGACCCTTTACTATAAGCCTCTCCTTTCATAGCATCTGTCATGTTCAGGAGACTAGGAGGCTCTTCTGGATTATAAGAAGAACCAAAAGCTTTTATAGCATTCTCAGGATTTCTTTCAACTTTAGTAGGAACCCTATTAGTGGTTTCTGTAGAGGAAGTTTTACCACCTAATACATCAAACAACATATTATCCCCGTCAGGATTCTTATCAAGATCATATCCGAAACTCTTGAGATAAGTTTTTGTTTGTTCCACTGACCAGTAGGATCTTGCTTCCTCTTTAGAAATCTTTTCTCCTGTCTGATTGAAATAGTTTACTTGTATCTTTTTAATTGTAGAGTTTGGTAATTTCTCTGCGGCTTTAGCTGTCTTCTCGTCAGCAAATTGTATAAGTTCTGCAGGTGGTTTTCTTTCTTCTTCTCTCTTATTTAATCCAGTAGCAGTAGCAACAACAAGAGTGTCTTTAATCTTCTGAGCCTTGTCCTTATCTCCACCAGCTTTATCTAAAGCCCATCTGTCAAGAGCTTCCTGATTCTTCTCAAACATTTGCATCTGATCAGACTTCTTATTTGCAGCTTGTTTTTGTAACTCAAAGGAGCTACTCCTATAAGCAGCATTAGCCGCTCTTTCAGCAGCATTAGCTTTAGCTTCTTGTTCTGCTATACCAACCCTCCTACCTTCAAACTCAGAGGTAGTTTTGAATTGGTCCGCTTGTTGCTTTCTAGTAGCTGCACCTTCCTCTTTAGTTGCATCGATCTGCATCCCTGCAAGATCCTTCTGGTTCTGCATCTGTAATTTAGCAAGGTTCTCAGCCCTAAGCTCTCTAAGTCTTGATTGTTCAGACTCCCAGTTTCTTTTCTCATTTTCCTTTAAGATCTCTCCGTACCCTACCATCCCAGCACCGAGACCTCTCATCATACCACCGAAGTTAAATGCCATTATCTGCCTCCTGGTGCTGGTTGCTGCAACATACCTTCTCGGTACTTCTTCTGACCAAAAGCTTCCATAGCTACATTCTCATCTGCTTGCATTGAGAGACCTTCTTTCTTAGCATATGCAAGACCTTCCTCTCTATCACTATCCTGAAGGAGTGGTTCTGTAATGGCTTGAAGTTCTACAGGATCTATAGATCCATCCTTCAGTCCTCTTTCTACATAAGTCTGAATAGTTGTCTGAAGGATCTCTTTAACTTGATCTTCATCAGTTACTTCAAAGAATCCTCCAGCATTACCAATTTCTATAAGATCAGATACAACATAAACTCCACCAAGAAAAGTAGTCTCCAGATCTGCAGGTTGACCTCCTTTCCTAGCAATAGTCTGCTGCATCATATCATTAACTTCCATAGTAATACGGGGAATGGTCTGCTCTGGGGGGCCAGCTTTGAGCATCTCCTGTACCATTGGAGTAGTCTGTTTATCATGAAGAACACGCATAAGAGCACCAACATACGCTTCCTGCTGCTTGTTCATCTTCTGCTCTGGATCTCCACTAAGAATCCCTGAAGCTACCTTTGGTTCTTCTTGCGGAGTTGCTTGCTCCTGCTCAGTGGCATTGGTTTGGAGAGCAGCCTCCGCATTATAAGTTTTCTCCATACTATGCCTCTTTTACTGTAGTATTAGATAAGATTGATTTAATAGTTTCTTTCTTCTTCTGATAGTCATTACGAAGCTTTTCCCAACCCATAGCTCTCTGATTCTTTGCTGAATCTAGTGTGATCTGAGATTGTCCAAGACTACCTGCAGCCGTAGCATACTGTTCATTAAGTTGAGTATTAGCACCTGCAAGAACTCCTTTACCTTCTTGAACTTGAGACATTACTAATGGAGCTGTCTGAGTGTACCATTGCTGATAGATATCCTTCTCACCTTGAGAGAATCCTTCATGTAACTCTTCGCCTATGTATCTACCACCTTCTGCAGTTTTTACATCTACATAAAAGTTACCTTTATCATCCCAGTTAGTTGCTACACCTTTCTCTTTTGCAAGATCTTCTGCAACAGCCCTAGGAAGATGATAAGTTCCCTCTGTGATATAACCACCCTTACCATCTTGCTTTACCACATTAATATTAATGAAGTCACTTGAAGTATCTTTCCACAAGTTATCAAGAATCTTTACAGGATCAAGAGAGGAATAGGCTTCATCAATCTTTCCCAATCCTGTTTGATATTTAGTATTTAGATCTGAGGTCTGTGTATCTAGCTGCTTCTGATAGTCTACAGCACTACTCTGAAAGTTAGCCTCTTCTTGCTTTAAGATATCGGCTTGTTCCTGAGTTGTACTAAAACCAAGATCATCATAATAGTTAATGTAATCTCCACGAGTTACATGAGCAACCCTATTAGGATCTCCAGCTACACGATGATCTTGTCCCTTTATTCCTGTAGTCTGTCTTTCCTGTCGCATTACTCCGCGATAGGCATCTTTATTTGTATTATCTGCCATTACTTATTACCGAAAAGAAGTCCAGTAGATTCTGCAGGATTCTGCTCTTCACCATACATAGCCTTGCTTTCATCATAGACTTGCTGCTGTACACTAGGAGTAGCTGTATTCCCACTAGGGGCATTAGCTACCTTCAGACCTGTAAGTGCTCCCCTTCTTCTAGCCCTCTGCTCATCAATAAGACTAAACTCTTTCTGCTTAAGTTTCCAATCAGCTTGTCTCTGTTCCCTTGCATTAAGTAACTGAAGATCTGCTGAGTACTTAGCAGCATCACTAGAGCTTCCTCCTCCGCCCTTGCTCATTCTCTCAGAGGCTTCTAGTTGTGCATAGAACTGTTCATTCTGTTGCTTCATCTTATCTCTCTCAAGGGCTTCAGCCTTCTCTGCAGAGTCATCAAAGGCACCCATAAGCATTTGGCCCCCTGTAGATACTAGGGCAGCTCCTGTACCTTCTCCTAGAGATCCAAGTATACCGGCTCCCCCTCCTGCTCCCCCTGCAGTACCTGCAGTTGATCCAAGAGCTACTCCTGAATTAGCTGATGCTTCCATAAGGGCAGGAGATGCAATCTGAGAAGTAGAAGTACCTGCAGCAGTACCAGCACTAGTTGCAGTAGATCCCCAGCTAGCGTAGGCTGAGAAACCACCCATTACAGCACCACCTATAGCTCCATACAAAATACCTTTCCCTATATCACCTCCCATTACTGCAGCACCAAGTCCACCAATTACTGCTCCAGCTACTGCATAAGTTACTACAGTTGCTATAGCTGTTGACACAGCAGCACTAAAACCTATTGTACCAAGAACACCTGCTATTGCTGGGATTGCTGGCATGTTGACCTCCTACCTTCTAGTTCCTTTCTATTTCTTATAGAATAAATATACATAATCTCATCCTCCTTACCACCAGCATCTTCTAAGATACCAACTCTTTTACCACCTGTAAGCCCTATAAACCTTTGCATTCTTTTATTACTTGCTCCAGCAAAAGCTATAAGACATGTACAAGAAGTATTATCAAACATCCAAGATCCTACATCGATTGTAAAATCTCTATAGCCCTTTACATCTCTTGTACTTCCTATAGTATGAATAGAAAATTTATACTCCCCTATAGGTTCTACAAGGACTAGAAGATCCTCACTAAATCCAAACAATTTTACCATAGGATTAAATAGCATTTGTCTAGCCCAGTTAATAGCATCATACCCAAAATGCTTTGTTCCTATATTAGCTACTTCTATTATATCTTTATATGTATAAGGCTTAATCATGTTGCACTAGTAGTTGTAGTAGTCGTAGTAGTTGCTGGAGGCTCTGTGAGGGCAGCTTGGTTAACTGTAGGAGCGATAATATAAGTATCAATAAGCTTACCAAAATCTTTCAGCCCTGCAGCAGCCCCAATAAACTTCAAGTTATTTTTAGCTATAGTAGTCTCTAATGCTATAGCAGCCTGTACAGCATCTCCACCAAGATCTAAGATATCGGGATCAGTTAAAATGTTTTCAATAGCAATATTGTAATCGCCAATAATCTTTGAGGTCTGAGCCTTTACATCTTTAGCTACATCAGCTTGTACGGCAAACTGTTGCAACTGAAGATTCTGTTCCCCTACAAGCTCTTGATTAGTCTTCTGCCACTGGCCTTGAAGCTCTTGAAGATATACCTTACTCTGTTCATTTGCTCCTGCAAGCTTAGCATTAAAAGCATTCTGAATATTCTGAGTAAGTTGCTGATTAGTTGCTTGCTGGTTAGTAATCTGCTCAGAAATAATACCTTCAGCCAAATTAGTTGCTGTAAGATTCTCAGCCTGTTGCTGTTGCAACCCGAACTTACTATAGGTTTCTGCATCCTGTTGAGCTATAGGAAGTGCAGATTCTATAGCTGCTCTCTGTCCTGCCCCTGCAGCCATAGAAGAATTAAGAAGACCTCTACCTGCAGCTTGTTCCTTAGCTTTAGTTTGTGCTAACTGGATGTAAGGGCTATCACTCTTCAAGAGAGTATTAAGTTGACCGGCTACAGTGTTAGTAGCGTTATCAATATAGCTTGATCCTGTCTTAGGGGTAGCTGTATCCTGAACCTTTTGAGAAGCTGTAGCTGCATCAAAGGTTCCCCATGTAGGAACTCCAGTGTCTGTAGCATCCTTAGCTATACCCTCATATGCAACTCCCTGAGCCTTAGAGATATCTTGAGCATTCTTTGAAATACCAGATAATACTCCAGTAGAGGGAGTGGTAGGTGCAGTAGGGGCCTTCTGGGTTGTAGGAGTAGTTATTTTAGGTGCAACTAATGGATTTACTACAGTAGTAGGAAGGGGGGTATTAGTTGTAGTACTTGTAGGGTCAAATGGAATTGTTAAAGCCATAATGTCTCCTTACTCGTTATGGCCTTTGGCCATCCTACAAGGTAGTTATATTCATCTAATTCTAAGATGGATTCTTTCTCAAGTACTGCTTGTAAGATCCTCAAGGCCAAGGAGTCTGAAAGGATAATATTTTCTTTATCCATAGTTCTCCAAGTCATACTAGACCTTGTCTGAACTACTATAAGATAAACTATTTTAGATTGAAGATCAGTTTGGAACCATCTCTTAGTTCCTGAATCATCTGCTACATATACTCCTGTAGGAGGTACAACATTAATTGTCTGTACCTCCACAAGATTCGTTTGTACTATCATACTATTTTATCTCCATTCAAACCTGAAGAGATCTAATAAAATTCTGCATCTGCAACCCAATCAAAAGTGCTCTTTCCAGCTTGTCCTTGTGTACCACTTGTCCAATTATAATATGGAGCAAAGTCTTCTATAGTTGCTGCTGTTCCAGAAAGAGTCCCGATTGTACCACTCATACCTTGTGTAGTTACATTACTTAGTGTGATAGTTGGGACTATACGTTTAGTAACTTTATACCAAGCTGTTGGAAGTTGTACCGCTGCAACATTATAACATGCACAAACTCCTCTTAAACTTCCAGTCTCATAATATCGTTGACATAACGCAAGCTCTACACTATATGGTCTTTGTTCAAAAGCTGCAGCTTCAGTTCCATCCTCAAGTTGTATTGTACTAAAATCAAAAATAACTCCTGACTGATGTCCTAATGAGTCTGTTCTTGTATTAAATGAAGACCCAGCATCAACCCAAATATTTAAAGCTAAAAAACTATTATTGTCTGTTCCGAGGGTTTTACCAGAAATAGATGGTAAAGTAACAGTTAATGTTATTTTGTCCCAAGCTGCAGATGGGTTGACTTTTCCACCCAAAGTATAGACCTGACTACTTGGGCTTCCACCAGTTCCAAAATCTTGCACAAACTCTATAGAAATATACCCAGCAACATAGCGTTTTGCATAAAAAGACAGTGTAACACTTTTCCCTTGATATCTTGTAACATCTTCAAACTTATGTTGAAGTAATGCATAATCACTCGCACCAGACGAGGGAGTGCATGTAACCTGAAGAAAATGTTTCGGAGCCTGAACCGATCCAGTAAAAAATGTTCCTATTGGAAAGTCTTGTCTCGAATAACCTATTGAAGAGTTGACAGAGACAGCAGCCCATCTATCAGCCATAAAGCGGGTTCCAGTTCCACCTAATAGGCTTGTTCCTCGCTGCCATATATCAAAGTTACCATTGATAACTTTATTCCTAAAACTTTGATTAGGTAGATTATCAACAATTCCTTCTATTGCAACCTTATCGGCTGCAGTAGCTATTACATCTAATCCCGTCTGTACCCTATCGGCTGCTGTAGCTACTTTATCTAATCCTGTTTGTACCCTATCGGCTGCTGTAGCTACTTTATCTAACCCTGTCTGAACTCTATCAGCGGATGTAGCTACTGCATTATCCTCTGCTTTAGCAGACCAGTGAAGTGCTGAATAACTTCCTGGTTCTACTTCAGAGTCTTCAGGATTAATTGCCCATGCCTCAGCAAGATCTGAATAGTAGGACTGATTGGCACTAACAGCATTAATAGCAACTTCTACTTGCTGAAAGGCTGAATCGACTGCATTATTAATATCATTTATATCTGCAGCGTAAGCAATATCTCCAGCTACTACAGACTTTCCTGCGCTATCATAATATGTACTTGCCATTACATTTGTCTCCCCATCACTGTAAAGTCTACAATCATATCTTGGAAGGTGTGCTGCCTTGTATACTTAGAAGAGTATCTAAATGCTACATTCATATTACTTCCAATACCAAGCATATCATAAAAGAGCCTGTTAGTAACAGCACTACCTACCCATATCATCTGATCCCATAATCCCTGATCCCACTGATCTCCAGCTCCTGTAACCCCTAAAGTATTCTCTACAGAGTTAGCATAATAGTCACCAGAATAATCAAACGAAGGTTTAATATAAAATGTAAGTTCATCAACAGAGTCAACCTCTAAAGTAATTCTAAAGAACCTCTTCCAGTTTCTAGGAGAACTATAATGGAAATAACTAGTAGCAAAGTTATAGTCTATTACAGTACCATCAAAAGATGTACCAACATCTGATTGATAAGCATATCCAGAATTAGATGAGAAGAAACTTACTAGATCCCCTGAAGAATCCATACCTTCAGTTATAAATAAGACAGGAGCAGTATACCTTAAGAAAGTTGCACCCCTAAGTTTCTTATTATAAAAAGAAAATACTATACACCTCCCATCACTAAAGTAGAGTCTATATTGATTTAACTTCTTTAATGTAATAGCACATGTTATTAGATTCTTATATTTAAATAGAGTTCTCTTTACTCTTTCAGAGATAGTATTAGTAGAGAAGTCACCAAACTCTTGAGCTGCTGCAAGGGTAGTTACACCCATGTCACTCATAAAGATTATAGTATCAAATAGTTTATCTACAGTATGAGGATAGGCTCCTAGAGAATCTGAGAAGGTCTTTAAGACTCCTTCCTCTATAGAAGGGCCTTCAAATACTTTTATAAAATCTCTTCCAAAGATAATTAAGGTACTTCCTACAGAACTTCTGAGTGCTGTTATTTCTCCACCAATCCCTATCTCCCCTGCACCATTAACAGAAGACCAATCATTAGCTTCTCCATCAACTCCATTGTTGTCGAAGTCCATACCAACTACAGAGTATTGAAGAGATCCACCAGGATAAGATAACCAAAGTCTATCTATATGAGCTGCAATGTATGTAGGTTTATCATTAGGGTCCATTCCTACATTATCCATAACTCTTACAGTAGTACCATCAAACGATCTAGCCTTATCAACTCCATTACACCAGTACATTCTCTCGCCTGTAGAGGTAGCAAAGAAGTTATGAGTAATGAAAGAATAAGAACCTCCAGGTAAGAGGGGGGCTACTGATGTGTCTACTTCTACCCATCCTGCAGCAGTTGCTTTATACATACCTGCTGCTGCTCCACCTACCTTATCCCTGAAGGCATATACCTCATCCTGAAAGACATATACACCCCTTACAGGTCCTGTACCATTTATACCACCTACAACCCCTATGGCAGTTCTTGCAGCTTCTCTAGCTACATCATCAAGAGGAGTAGCTAGTACGCTTGAAGGTGCCGTCTGCCCATCGTATCTCTCATAGCCAGCTACAGATACATAACCCCCTGCTGAGCCTTCAGTAATATAATAGTTCTTACAGGTTAATAGGTCGCTTGGCTTCATCTCAATAGATGAGACTGCCTCATTAACACCAGTATCGAAAATGATACTCTGTGTATTTACTGGCATTATATTAATTTGTCTAGGAGTAGTCATACTATCCCTCTGACCTTGAAGAACTCTTTAGGGTTAAGCTCTCTTAAGATATTACCAAGAGCTTCTGAAGCTTTCAAAGCATACTGCTGATAGATGTGACTAAGTCCTATAGATAACGCATAACGTGCTGTAGCTTCATATACAATGTAGTTATGGTAGTCCACAGGCATTTCAGGTTCTGTCGTACTAAGAGACAGTTCTTGATTATTCTTATAATAGTCTGCATAGATCCAATAGGCTCCATCAGGTTTATTAATAATCACTGCATAATCTTGTGGCCTTATAGTAAATTCAGTAACTTTACTACTGTTAGTATTATCTCTATACTTATAAACAAAGTAATCATATTCTAAATACCTCAACAGAGTCTTCTTTGTATTATCTAAAACATAGAAGGCTTCTGGATACCATCTTTTAAATCTATTAGTGGGGCCAAAGATTGTAGCAGGTGTATAAGTTGTAGTTCCAGATACTGTAGCAAATGATTTAGTATCTCTCATCCACTTCCAGTTCTTTCTATAGTTCTGCAAGTCAGTCCAAGCATCTCTTACCATATGAAGCATTTGGCCTTCAGCGCCTATAGCATCTATGGAAGATGGCCCTGTACCTTGTAGACCTATATGCTCTCTGACTGCTTGAGCCATCTTAAGATATTGCATGGATTACTCCTTAGTTTTCTTATTAGTCCTTGTAAGCTTATCAACACTGGGAGAGTCTGAAGGGGTAGGGTCTTCTACTTTAGTGGGTTTTACAAGAAAGTATCTTTCCTTATAGTTCTCATAGTGCTCTTTATTCACACAAAATTTTACTCCGTCTTCTTTCCTAATTACATATACCGATTCTTTCATTAGATCTCCAGATAATAAAAAACCCCCATAGATCCTACTATGGTCCTATGGGGGTTCTTGTAGTAACCCTCTGAGGTGCACAGATCCTACGAGATGTGTAGAGGGTATTGTTTAATTATTATGCCTTGTAAGCGTAAAGAGCTACAAGAGCTTTAGGCTGTACAACAGCACGACCGTAGACTGCAAGGCCCCTCATGTATGTTCCGAAGCTAGATTCGATCTGAAGGGACTCAGTCTTCACCAACTGATTGGCAAAGGTTACAGCCTCTTTAGTACCTGCCATACAGTAGAAGCACTCATTAGCACCATCAGTCGTATGCTTCAGGAGATTAGACTGGATGATTTTGGTACGATCAACCATACCTACAACTCCTGACCGAATAACACCAGTGGTATCCCCAGAGATATCTGCAGACTTAAGATCACCCTTCTTCAGAAGAGCAACAAACCATGCAGGAAGAACAACCCAGCGATTCTCTGAGGGGATCGATTGCTCATCAAGGACAGTATTAATATCTACAATAAGGTCAGTAGCATTAGTACTGGAAACAGCGACACCAGCACCGGCTCCACCCATATCAATATTAGCACTAATAGCTCCAGCAGTTGCACCAATATTATCTGCATGTGCAAGAGTAGAGATATAATCAAAGCAATCAGTATCAATAGCAATCTTCAGACGCTCACCAGCATCTGCAGCAAACTTGTTCATAAGATCCAGATCACTCTGGACAGCATCAATATCGTCAATTCTGAAACTCCAACTCTTTGCCTTATCAATATTCAGTTCCGTGTTTGCAATCTCAGGAACCTGATAAGTAAGAGTACCACCAACCGTGTAGTCACTAACAGTGATTACCGGAGTATGCCGGATAATAACTTTATCACCAGCACTTTTAATCTCGCCCATATAATCAGTATTAGCAATCTCATTAAATGCAGTCACTTCATAGAAGTTCCTAAGCATCTTGCGGCTGAACATCAACTGTATAAATTTAGAAGTACTGTCAGAAGCATAGGTTGCATATCCAGCAGCACGAGCGGGTCCATTAGCCATTTTGTTTCTCCATTAAATTATAAATGGCTAGATATACTTGTTATCGGATTCTTCCTTCCACATAAGCTTTAGTAATTCTAGCCTCAATTTCGTTAGCTTCTTTTTGTCTATTTTTATACACACCTCTGGCTATATCATTAAAGAAATCCTCTACCTGTCTCGCTGTGAAAGTTTCTTCAGCCTTGACAGTATTCGTATTACTTGCTGATGCAGATCCTGTAGGTGTAATATTTTCCTCTAGCCTTTCTTTTTTACTTCGTGGTAATGCCCTCTTGAATTCTATGAAGAAGTCTGCAACCCTTTCAGCATCAAGAAATTCTTCAGCTCTCCTAAAGACATCTACTTTCTTCTCTCCTGTATACTCGTCATAGCCTTCCATAAACTGAGCAAACTTAGGGTCCTTATCAATACTCTGATAGTCAGGAACAAACTTACTTAAGTCCATAAGAAAACTATTATAAGCTGAAGCCCTTCTAGCTTCTGCAAGCCTTCGTTGCTCAGCTACTTTATCTGCTTTAAGACGATTGATCTCTTCTTTAAGCGGAGTAACAGATGCCTCTACAGCTTTCTGTGAGGCTCTCTTAACAATATCTACTGCTTCCTCCCCGATAGAATCTGTATCTTCTTCAGTAATAATTCCCTGAAAGATATCAGTATTACTATTCATAAGGTTAGATAGCTTAACTGAGAGATCATCAATCTTCTCTTCAGACTCTCGAAGTCTAGTAAAGAGATTTACATTTTCTTTCCTCAGTGTAGATATAGTCTTATCGGTAGATGCTTTATAACTCTTGAAGCGTTGCTTCCAAGATACACGCTGCTTCTCTGGTTCTTTCTCTTGTTCTTCCTGCTGGATTACCGTAGTAGCATCAGGAAAATCTATAGACCCTGTAGTCTCATCTTCTTCTACAAAACTATCATCAGGGTCAAGATTAAGATTACTAGTGGACTCTTCCGAGGATTCACTAGGACCAAACATTTCTTTCTCAAGTTCTGCTTCTTCTTGCAACAGTTTTTCAAGTGACATTGTGTTCTCCAGTACTCTTTCAGCAGGGGCACTACAGACCTGTGATGGCGATTGCGTGGTTGCTTACTTAAGTAGATTGAAGGTTTATGCTAGGAGTTCTAGCAGTTCTTTAATAAAACTTCCTTTTCCTTTCAGTACATTGTCATACTCAGGACCATCCCTTCTATATGACAAGAGTTGGTTCTTTATTTCTTCAAGCTCAGTGGAGAGTACCTTCTTCAAAAAAGGTACATCTCCAGAGCTAATACGTCTCTTTTCTTCTTGATTGAGTTTCATTGCTGATTAACTTTATCTCCGGTCTGGATACTAAGAGCAATCATCTTATCAGTGTTGTGTGATTTGTTGCTTTCCACCATCTGCTGTTTCTGTAAAGCTGCAGTCTCTTTAGATACTTGATTCTCTCTTTCGAGTTGCATCTCAATAGCTCTAAGTTGTAACTC